TATAAACGAACCCTTTTAATTGTTTTTCCTGCCAATTTAGCACGAATATCAGCCGAATTAAAAAACCATAAACCCCTATGATTTCCTCCACCTGACCATTCACCCTGATAAACATAATTGTTATCAGAACGCCAACCGCTAGTGTCTCTCCACGATTTAGAAGAGGTAGCATTCCATGTATACGTTTTATCTGGTTCTGGTGGCGGTGTAACAACTGGTGTTGATGGGAACGTGAAATTAGCTTCTATAATACCTCCACCAGAAGCATAGGCATTATATGTTGAACTTGAACCTGCTGGTGCTGTTCCATCTCCACCAATCATAGAAGGACCAAGCGCCCATAATCCCCTAGGATTTCCGCTACCATCACAATCATGAATTTCTACTTGTGAGCCATAAGCTGAAATGATAGCAGCCGTTTTTGCATCATATACTTTCGTTCTATCAGCTCTTACATATGAACCATTCGCATAAATACCATAAGGATTAATACCACGACCATAAATAAAACTATCTTTAATCGTTACACTTCTAGAACCGAACGCATATAAAACACCACTTGTTCCGTCAACATTTATCAAAGTAGCCTTATCTATTTCTACTTGATGCTGACAACGCATAACGGTAATTGTTCCATTTAGAGTATTTTGAGACGTTTGAAAATTAATCGTAATTGATCCAGTACCATAAATCCCTTCTATTAACACATCCTCATACATGTTTCTAGAATTGTCATAATGAGTCTGTATCACTATGTTACCTTCATTCCACTTTGGGATACGGTTAATTGCTTCTTGAATTGTTAATAGAGGACTTGACCAACTATCGCCAATGTTTGAATCATCCCCACCAATCGGATCAACATAAAAATTCATATCTGTTATATTTCTTCTAACAACACTTTCAGAAATGATGTCACCTGCCGTAACGGTAGAAAATGAAGCTCCTGAAAGCCCATTTATTTCCCCTACAACTGTCTCATCGTCACTTAAGACCTGCAACACTCCATTTCCATCTTGAACACTTCCAAGCCTTAAAACTCCACCTTTAGCCATGTTAAAAGATAAGAAACCTGAAACAATGTTTCCTGCATCCAAATCGGTTATAATTGCCTTTTTCCCTGAAATCGTAACCCCATATAAACGTTCTGCTAAAAGCGTTCCTAATGTGATATTGCCAGCATCAGAAGCATATTCTTTTGCATTCGCTTCAACTGTAGCCGCTACACTATCAGCGTGATTCTTAGCATTTTCTTCTGCCGTATTAGAACTTGATTGAATAGCACTATAAACAGAATCATCACTAGCAATCTCGGTAACTGAAAACTTAGTCGCAAACATGACAGAACCTTTTGTAGTATCTTTAGGTGCATAAGTTAGAGAAATTTTAGGCTTGATATAAGCCGTATTAGCGTTGTAAAACTTATGATCCGTATCTGGTGTTAAACTTGAATCTGGGATAGTGTGACTATCTTCAATCCCTGCATTATGTGGAGCAATAATACAATAATGCTTCTTCCAAACTCCTACATCTGAACTTGTCGGAGTACGACCACCAACCATATTGGGCCCATTTCCACTTTGATTTTCTGTGACTTGATCAGCTAGATATTCTTTTCTTCCTAACCAATAGGAAGAATTCGTGTCCATAGCCTTTACCCATACTTCAAACAAATATGATTTCTTAGGATCTACTTTAATTGAAGGAAACATAAGGTTAGTATTATTAATCGTGTCACCAACCACAAACTCTTTCTTTAATATTGTTCCTGGTACTCCATCTGGTGTATCTCCTACCACCCAGACATAAGGAGAAGGTACAGATAGATCTGTGATATTCGTAATTAAATTAAGCCCAGTTCTTACAGATGTATACCATTCTGCCTTTGTTTGAGCCGTATTAGCTTTACTTTGAGATCCACTTGTACTTTCAATGGTGCCAGATCCTACATCATTTTGAATCTTAGTATTAGCCTGAGCCCCATTACTAGCGTTATCTCTTACAACACTAGCCGTAGTACCTGCTAATTTATAAGCATCGGATGCAGTGTTTAAAGCTGTTATATCCGCTCCTGCCTGAGCAGGTCTAAGATCCTCTAAAGAAAAACCATTTTCATAGAGAATTTCTTCAGCAAGGGTAGCACTCGCCTTCTCCCAGATCCCTGTGTCAAGATTCAACGTTTTAACAACATCAATATCACCAGATGTATCAATCCATACCGCTGTAGGATCATCAGGAGCTACATTACTTCTAATTACTCGAGCACCAGAAGCCCATTTAGCTGATTCTCTAAGGTAAGTGTTTCGTAACTTCTTAATAATTGAATACTGGTGTTGACTATAAATATCTTTATAATCACCAATTACAAAATCTCTTCCTCTAAGATCATCAACTGAGCCTTTTGTTTCTATAATTCTAGCTTCTAATAAAAGAGGTGGTTCTAAATCTAAATTCTGAATCGTTATAGTGTCTCCTAACCTAAATTCATCAGCACTAATGCCTGTTTCCTCTTCTAATTTTTCAGCCGTAGTTTCATAGGTATAAGCAGGTGTAGAAGCTGTTTTAAGCGCTTCTCGTGTCTTCTGTAATAACAATTTAGGTGTTAATTCTTCATCTCCATCATAAGAATAAACTCCAAAAAAGTGCGCCAAATCTCCGTTCGGTAAACGAATTCCTGACCTTTGCAGGGCTTCATCGTCACCAATCCAATCCTGTCCTAAAGGCTTATCTTCCTCTTCAATATCTTCAAAGGTTAGATAACCACCTTCACTATTGGTACTTCTGGCAACACCAATAAGAGCCGTGTAAACTTCTCTACCGCTCTCTGTCCTTGTCAAATTACTCATATTATGACCATAAATAACCTGACTTCCTCTATTTTCCCCACGTTGTACGAGAAGATCTAAATATCTAGTGGCTAATCTCGTACCATTAAACGAAATTCGGTAACGTAATTCTCCACCAAAAACTTCCCTACCTTTTACAATAGCTTCGATGGCATTGACATAATCATCAAAAACAACGTCACCTGTGCCTGACCATTCCACTATACCTAACTTCCACGGCGTATTTTCTAGAATGGAAGAGAAAAACTGTTCTGCTGTGAAACCACTATAAGTTTGAGGTCTAATGATCTTCCCCAACAATTCAAGGGCGATATGCTCACCATAAACTTCTTTATTATGGCTTCCATCCTGCGCTGTAACATCTTTCACTTCTTCTATACGAAACATAATTAGATTATTATCTTCATCTGGTGCGACAATCCTTACACCTGTTTCAATTAAAGAAGCCGTTTGATGGTTTGCATCCATCGTAAAATTAATAGTCAAATAAGCATCATTTAACTTTTCATTAATTTCATCGTTCCAATATGCCGCTGCTTCGCTTCCGTCATTCTCTAATTCTCCAATAATTTCATCATCGTTATTGACTATATACATTATTCCCACCTACTCTTATAAGACAAATCAGCCGTTACAGCATCAGATGGATAGATTGTTATAGCACTATCTCCTTGAATCGGGAATAACTTACTTACTGGATCTAAGATCTGTTTTGAAGGTTCACCATTTATAAGGATCTCTTTTGTGTAATGATTTACTTCAATCACATCACCTGCTCTAGCGATAATAGGAACTTCTTCTGGTTCATTTAATGTGTTCACCTTCCAGACCTTCAAACGATCAAAATTGATACGGTCATTGGCTGGCATTGGGCTTGTTCCTGTGCCTGCGATGTGCAATTGAATCTGAGCAAGTTTATTTGTATGATATTGATCTTTCACATCATAATACCGCTTGAACATTCGTGTGGTGTGCTTACCATTTACTATCTTAGTGACATAACATTCATAGGCTTTTCCTACTTGTTTTAAAGAGATTAAGCCCCAGAAATCGTTGTAAACGCCACGTTTTGAACCCCATGACTTAATAATGTACTGCCCTTTATTAAGATCACCTGCACGAAATTCAACAACTGTATTAGCTGTATCTCTATACATATCTTTTAAAGCAAATTTTGCGATAACGACACCATTTACATCTAAGCAATAAAGTTCTGCCCTTGCGATCATCTTAGGATCTTTTGTAGCATCAAATTTAAGCCAACATTCAACCTTCCAATCATCTAAGGTTTCACTTAATCCCTTTTTAATTGCTGGCCCATGCCACTTATCACCTGTTCCAATATCTGAATATGTGAAGGTTTGATTAGAAGCAATCATCGTTCCTGTGGGGACACCCCCATCGACCTGTGTTCCACCGACAGACCACCCAAATCCAGTAAGAGATTCCATATCATCGTCAAAAATGAGTTCTTCTTTAGGTTTTGCTGTCTGGGTATCTTCTTCAACGGCTTTACCTAACACGACCACATCTTTTTCTCCCTCTCCAATATAAGAAAGAAATGTTATATCCCTTTTCACGGTAAACTTCAAAGTAGGGAACGTTTCAGCCGTTCCTTCTATATTCAATTGATTGACTTCATTCAATAAAGGAACAAGATTCTCAACCTTATTGAAAGCGATAGGATCAGGACAAATAAAGGTTAATACTCCCTTTCCTACCGTGACAATTTCAGTTAATTTTGTATCACCAGATAAATAAGCCATATAATAAAGACCTTCCTCTTTTACGAGTTCAAAGGGCTTCGCTTCCTTCTGCCTTAACCAACTGGCAACTGTTCTGATTTTCGTGTTTAGATCCTCTACACTGTCTTCTCTCATACGAATAGTTACATTAAATTCTCTTACACCAAGCTTAGACCCTTGATGTATAGCACCGTTCTTGTTAGGAATTTCAGTTAAGATATGAGAGATAGGAGGTAGAAGATCCCTTTCAATCTTTTCAACTACAAAATAATTATCTGAGGAAATTCCATTAAATAAAAAAGCCATCTATCCTATCTCCCCTCTGGATCTACGACTTCTATAATCTTGTCTATCCTGTAATTCATTAATGTCTTGATAAATCTGTTCAGCAACGGTTTTCCCATTCATTTCAACTCTTAAGATAAATGGGCCTAATGAAGACAGATCAACACCGCCACCATTTATACCACCTAACAGATTAGAAAGATTCATAGCAACAGCTTGTGCATAAGGCATCATATTTTTACCAATCAAAGGTAGAGCCATTTCGGGGCCGCCCTCCCCAAAAAGCCCCATTTGAGGACCATTTAAGAAGAATCCGCCTTTTGCATAACCTTTATAACCTCCACCTTTAAGCATGTTCTTAATGCCCGGCGTTTTGAAGATTGTGCCATATCTAGACTTGATATAACGAATTGAAGCAACAGCGTTATGAATCGGATTATAAATATCGTTTAAGCCGGGCATTTTGAAGCTGGAAAATGTTGAATCAATTGTCTGGAGCAATCCCTTACTCGGATGTCCAGCCCTAAAATTCGAGTCCCACAGGTTTATTGCCCTAGGGTTACCACCTGATTCTCTCATAGCCATTGTAGTTAAATAAGGTAGCCATGATTGAGGTGTTCCAGTAATCGCTAAAGCAGTAGATAACCATGATTTCACATTTCCACCTGCACCCGATACCATACCTTTAAGGCTACTAATTCCCGCACCTGCACCAGAAATTAGATCATCAAAGATTCCATCGCCTACTTTCTTTAAATCCGAACCTGTTAAACGTTTTTGAATCCCTTCAAAGATAGATCCTGTGAGATTATAGAACACCTTAGAAGGTGAATTGATACCTAGAGCTTCTTTAAATCGCTTAACAAGGCTATCAGCTAATGATTTCATAGCACCTGTGGCATCGCCCATTTTATCTTTGATCCCTTTACCAATCTTACTAGGGATTTTCTTAGCTTCTTGATAAAGACCTGTTCCCATATCTACAAGCTTAACAATTGTTTTCTTTCTCATTTCCGTGTACTTGTTATACCATTCAGGAAGGGTTTGTGTTACCCCTGTGATCATTCTTTTAATGATCTCTCGACCTGTTGAAACAAAAACAATTGCACCGAAAATAAGGGCATATTTCATGGCATCGACTGTAATTTTACCGATCTTATCAAATAAGGTTCTCTTTTGTTCTTCTGAACCTTGTGATACCTTTTTAACAAGATTTTTACCTGCATTCTTAACCTCTGGTTTATCATCTAAATGATCAAACCAATTCTTTATTTCTTTCCACCAGCTCTCTAGTGACGTTCTCCAATTACTAGCCGTTCTGACAACCCAACTAGAAATATTTTTCCACCAATTATTTAGCTTGGTATTTGATCTAGATGGTAACGTATCCCACCATGAAGAAATTGAATCCCACCAACGACCTAATGAAGCTTTCCAATCGTTATAACGATTACGAACATTAGTAGAAATCGAATTCCACCAATTACTTAACTTCTTACTTGTTCGAGAAGGTAGTGAATCCCACCATTCAGACTGTGCAGCCCACCAGCGACCTAGAGAAACTTTCCATGAATTATATTTATTAGAAACGTTCGTTTGAATAGAATTCCACCATGTTGTCATTTTAGAGGCTGTTCTAGATGGCAACGAACTCCACCATTCAGACTGTGCTTGCCACCAACGACTTAGAGCAGTCTTCCAATTGTTATACTTATTAGAAACATTGGTTTGAATACCATTCCACCAAATAGATATTTTAGAAGCCGTTCTAGATGGTAAACTACCCCACCATTCAGACTGCGCTTGCCACCAACTACCTAATGCTGTTTTCCAAGAATTATATTTATTTGATACATTACTAGAAATGAAATTCCACCAAGTAGTAAGTTTTGCACCTGTCCGTGAAGGTAAACTACTAAACCAAGCACTTATAGAATTCCACCAACTACCTAGACTTGTACCCCACCTTTGAGAAGTTGAGGTAATCCAAGACTGAATAGAATTCCACCATTGACCAAATTGGCGTTTATTTTCTTCATTTTGAGCAATAGCCCAATTTTTAATAGCAGTACCCCATAAAGATAATTTAGCTCTTGTACGCTCTGGTAAGGTATCAAAAAACCTATCTATAGAAACTCCCCAATCATTCATCTTCTTAGGAAGCTCATTCATGACCCAATTCGTGCCATTAACAAAATCATTATAATCTTGAAGGGCTTGTGTTTTGATCCTACCACCAACCGTTTTAGATACGGTTAGAATATCGTTGTAATCACTTTGGGCTTGTGTTTTAATTCGGCTTGAAATCGTGGATAAAGCCGTAGTTATATCGTTATAATCGTTTTGAGCCTGTAATTTTATGCGCCCACCGACTGTTTGAGCAATCGATAAAAGATCATTATAATCACTTTGAGCCTGTGTTTTTATACGTGATCCAATTAGAGAAAGACCTGTAGCTAGATCATTGTAATCTTTCATAGCCTGTGTGCTGATCTTTCCACTTATTAAACTTACTAAAGAAGAAAGTTCTGCATAATCCTTCTTAGCTTGATCAGCTATTTTCTTTCCTGCATCAGTCATGATCTGAACAAATTCTACCCAATCATTCTTAGCTTTACTCCATAATCCATCAATGAAATTACGGAATTTTTCACTATGCTGATAGGCTTCATATAAGGCTACACCCAGACCGACTAAAGCCGCTATAACTAAACCAATAGGATTGGCTAAAAGTGTTGCATTAAGGAAAACCATAGCTTTAGACCATACTTGCGTTAAAAATAATGCTCTACTTATTGGGTTCATCAAAATAGTTAGAGCAAATCGCATAGCATTAATAGCTGTAGTTACTGCCATTGCTACTTTTAACGTGACAAATGCACTCGCTAAACCTAATACAACAGGGGTAAATCCTTCCCATTGAACAATTGTTTTTACTATACCTGTGAGTTGATTAATAACAGGAGGAAGAACTTTTGCTACTTGAATAAAGGCTACAGCAATAGCCCCACCGACAACTTTAAATGTCGGCCCTAATCCAATCGCAATATCTAGCAAATTTTTAACCGCTGGTTGAAACTGTAGAATCCAATTCTTAGCTTCAATAACTCCATTTTTAATAGCATTAAAATAACCCATTATGGTATTAGCTTTATCTTTTCCAAAAGCATCTTGAAGTTGTGTGGAAGCTCCTTTTACATCTCCTTGTACAAAAGAAGTAAAGCTAGTCAATACAGGTAGAGCCGTTGCTATATCAGACTTTAAACGTTCAAATAAAGGCTGTGACATTGTACGTAAAAGAGTACCCATTGAATCTTTAGCATTAGAAATCATTCCATTAAAGGTTTTAGATTGTAAAGCCATACCCCCAGAATATCGTTCTCTCATAAGGGCAAATAATGCCTTATTGAAATTATCCATATCTGTGATCTGACCTTTAGCATTAACAATTTCATCCATACCCATTTTTTTAGATTGATCAATAATCATTTGTTTGGTAATACCGAATTCTTTTAAACGTTCTAATTCACCTGTTTGAGCATCAGCAACAGCTTCTACGGCTTGCATTAATGGTTTTCCCATTACTGCTGCCATATCCCCTGTATCTTTTAATACCTTTTGTGCATTCATCCCATATGAACTTAAACGTGTTGTCGCTTCAACAATATCAGGGATTTCAAAAGGCGTTTCCTGTGCGAATTTAGAAGCCCATTTCAACGTGTCCTTTGCCTTCTCATGACTTTTTAACACGACTGTTAATGTTTGTTCATACTGCTCCATTGAAGCGTTAGCCCCTATCGTAGCTTCACCGATAGCCTTTACTGATTCTTTCATACCTTCAAAGAGGGCTAAACCTGCCACAACTCCACTAGCAATACCTGCCGTTTTCTTTAAAAAGCCTGTGAATCCGGTTAATGTTCTTCTAGCATCTGAATCATCAGCCGTTATTCTGACCCTTGCCGATCCTACCTCTGCCATTAACTCACCCCCTTCTAAGAAGAATAAAAAAGCCCTCCACCGTTATGTAAGTGAGGGATTAATTTTGACTAGGTATCCACCATTGACCTTTTACGAACTCTGATTCTTCTTCCTGTTGTCCAGACCATTGTTCCATAGCCTTCTCATAAGATGATGGTAGAATATCTTCATAATTCTTGCCTTTATTCATAAGAGAATCAAACAACAATAAGAGACTTTTAAAACCTTCTTGTGTCCTTACTGTGCTTTGTTCCCATTGTTCCTTAAGGGCTTGTTGGTACTTCCTAAAAACCCAGTCTAAAGAATGATCTAATACATATTCTTCTGTATATCGAAAATGAGAAGAAACTAATTCAATCATGTTAATCCAATGATCTATTAATTCGTCCCAACTTCCTCCTGCTTCGCTTCCTCTTCCTTCACTTGGTTCTGTGCTTCTAAACGTTTCTGCTGAAGCTCCTGAGCCTGTTCTTGACGTTGTTTCAACCATGTTCCCAAGTCCGGCAGTTCCTTCTTGAACATCACTTTGTACAACTGACGGACTTGAGAAAAAGTTTTAGCTATATTCGTTTTCTCCGCATAAACAAGAATAATATCTAACATTTCATTGGGATCTAGAGCTAATGTATCTTCATCATCCAGATCTAAAAGAATTGAAAAGATACGAATTAATTGTTCTTCTTCAATACCTTCTAAGATAAGAGCAATTTTTGTTACATCATCTAATTCATTATTAGAAAGGATCTTTTGGGCTTGATCATAAATCTTTGATCCATCGATACCTAAAAACTTAACAACTTTAATAATCTTACTCATTGATAAACGTGGTACTTCTAAACGTGTTTGTCCATCCGTTAATACCACACGACCTAAAGTTTTATCTATATCTAAACGTTTTAATGCTTGTTCCATATATACCTCCATCTTCATATATACATGAAGGTGAACATGCAGGTAATCCTACACATTCACCTTCATATGAATCTTCATAATAAAGCTTTTCTTCTTGCTACGGCACGTTTCACTGCATTCATATAATTAGTGAATTCGGGAAGAATTGTATTCCTTCTTTGTGCCGCTGTATTCGTGCCAAAAAAAGAGGTACGCTGTAAAGTTGACATCTCCAACTGTACACCCATACCTCTACGTGTAACATTACAAATATTATCTGGTTCAGCACCTGCAATGCTTGACTCAAACGGTTCCTGTTCCCACGGTATGCCCGCAGCTGTAAACTCTTCACCTATGAGATTACGTAACTGTTCATCTAGCCCGCCTACTTTCGTATTTTTCACGCTACTATCTGAATACCCATGATAACTTACAGCTATATCATGTTGAGCTACTAAATTACGTGCATTAGGTTCATCAAAATGAGTAGAAGTAATATGCATATCACTATTACCTGTACTCAATTTAGCATCAAAAATGAAATAAGAATCTGTAGCATCTGCTGAGAACTCGGACAATTCAGAACATCCTGTCTCGATCCCTCCGCCGTGGGGAGTTAGATAGATGATCCCAGAAGAACCTTTTTTCAATCTAAGATCAAATTGAGTCCTCATTTTATATGCTTTTCTCAATTCACCAAAATTAGCATATAAATCAGCCATTTACATAACCCCCCATAAAGATATAAGACGTTGAAATGGTTCCTGATGTAGTTACGCTATATCTGATAAATTTATTACTACCCATCGGCATCTGGTAAGAAGCTCTACGATCCCTTATAAGATCCATACTTCCATAATCAGACCATGAAACCCCATCTGTAGAAACATCTACATCAACAGTTCCATTTTCGGTAGCTCTAAGAATAATAGATACTTCACTTGAATCATTAACGTTGATAGCAGGAGAATAATAGACCCCAGTAGAATCCTGAGTAAGACTAATTTCTAAATATTCTCCTGCGACACTAGGGAGTAGAAATTACTTGTTCAATTTCATAATAAACGTTGTCTTCTTGGCTTACCCCATTTCCATCAACAGGGAAGGCTGTGAGATTCAACGGAATAGTTCTTTTTCCCTTTTCAAATGATTGATCTTTATCATCACCCGCAACCTTACATTTTCGGATAACTGCCATGTATAAAGATCCATCTTTCTTCTGACTGATAAGAGCAACCGTGTATTCAGGAATATTCTGTGGTGTACCATATCCAATACGGCGACTTCCTAATTTAGTGATAGGACGAACCGAACCTGCTGTAGTATAAGCATTAGTTAATGGCGTTTCTAAATACAAAGTGTTTCCCTGTACACGATTTACTTGTTTTGTCTCGACCTTTCCACCTTCTGAAATTTGCACAAAAGATCCTGCTGTAATTCCAGAAGACGAAGTAACGGCAATAATCGTAGCATTGATAGCACTTGAAGCAGTCATAGTTGTAGCCGTTCCAAGTGTTGGGGGAGATTCAATAATCGTTCCACCAATTAAAGCTAATTTACGATTTTCAACCGTATTTTCTGCTAAACTTGTTTCTAACGAATGCGACCATCCAGTAATATCTGTATCTACACTTCCTACCTTCTGATCAACTTCAAAGTCATCAGAATCATAGCCTCGTGTAGTTGTGATTCCATCTGTTGTAGCCCCTACATCACTCCACGGAGAAACTAAATCATAAGGATCTGTAAGGCTCATGACCTCTTCAATACTCTCTGGGAATGTGCCATCGTAAGGCTTCACGACTAAACGACCTGCACCGCCGACAATATTATTACTATTAACACGATAAATATCTGCCATTATTCCTCAACCCCCTCAAATTCCCATCTGTCATAAGCTAAAAGACGTTCTGCTTCTGCCTTAGTAATATCTCCACTATTTCCCCCAACTGTGAGAGTTTGACCAGGGAGAATATCAATAGCATCTTTACTTTCTGCATCACGTTCAAAACGAAGAATAGTAGAACCACTATTTTGATCAACTGGTCCAATCACTTTAACTTTTGTAAGGGTAGTCTTAGTCGTGCTTTCATTTGAAGATTTCTTGCTCTCAGCCATTCCTAAAACCTCCTATAATTTATTGTTCTAAATGCTCCATCCTCATATAACACCAAGCTTCAAACTTGCCTGTATCATCATCTTTAGAGGCAATAGGAGCCGTTTCTTTTTCAATCCATAAAACACGCAAACCGACAATATTAGCACCATAACGTTCTAACAAATTCATAGCCTTTATAACAAGCTTCATCGCTGTTATATCATCGTTAGCCCTTGCTAATAATTGAAGTCGAGTATAATCACTTCCACCCATATTACGAACCAGAACAGCAGGTAAAACAGGCGTTGAAGGAAATGAAGATCCATAGACCTTTTCATCAATCAAATCATCTATAAACTTTCTAACAAGTGGCACTACATCCAGATAATCGATCATCTGTACTCACCTATTTCAAAATGACTTTCTTTCACTTTAGAAGTTAGACATTTTTCACAATAATAACGGTCTACGACTTTCCATTTTAATCTCATATTCTCACCAGATACCTTAAACTTACTGGTATCTAAATGACGGTATCTATGCATACAAGGCGCTTTATAATAGGGTCTAGAAGAAGGTGGTGGTGATGGTCTATACTCCATCTATAAACCTAAGATCCTTTTAACTTGTGTTTCTGCCACACGTTCCATTCTTTCTTTCCCACGATCTAAGCCCCTTGCCATGATTCCATACCGTTTTTCTAAAGGCTCGGCATAACGAACATCAGCACCTATATCTAAGTTTGTTTCACTTGCCCCTGATGTCATATCATATATAGGGTTTGATGGCGTACCTGTTGAATAACCAATTGAATTAACATAAAGCCCTGTATCTATATGATCCTCTTCTGTAGTAATGGCTTTTGCTGTATCTGCGAATACCATTCCTGCCGCTTCAACAGCCTTATTTCTTGCTTCTTTCAACTTAGAAGGAGCTACACGGTTAAACCATTCAAACGTTCTTCTGTCCATTTCAATACTAAATTGAACATCATTCTGTCTTCTGGCCATAATCTCACTTCCTTCTCAATGTAAGCTCATAATGATGTAACTTCTTCAATGAATAAATGGGCGAAATATCGACAACAGAAAAAGAACCCTGAATAACAGGGTTTCCTTCCAGATCCACGATATTTAAAATGGTTGTACCTAAATCCACTTGAAACTTAGGGTGAAGAAATAACATAGAATCTATGACTATATCCGTTCCTGTATCATCGGGTACAGAACGAAATTTAGGTTCATCTAACTTGCACGGCACATTCATGTTCTCAATGTCTGTTACAATATCCCTTCCATATTCATCTTGACCTGTTACTTCCCCACCTATTAACAAAGTGCATCTATGATTCAATAATGATTTAAACCTCATGAATCACCATTCCTAACAACAAAGAAAGCACCACTTTTAGGCGAATATCTCAATGATCTTAGTATTCCATCTAATTCATCGTTCCCTGTTTCCTCACCAATCCTAGCCTTATCTTTATTAAAAGTATAAGAGCCTAACTTCACACTATCATCATGAGATATAGCTTGTTCTTTTGTCTCGGGAAGATCCCAGTACCAAATATACTCAACTAACAAAAGAGTGGCGATTTTTAAATCTTGTTGAATAGATTCATTTGTTGTGTTTAATAGATCATTACGTTTCGTAGCCCTTCTGATCCAAGCATCAGCACGCAACATATACCCATTTAACGAATCATTATCAAGCCCTGCCACCTCATCAAAGGTGGTTAGGGCTTTTAATTCTTCCAATGTTAAGAACATAGATCATCACGCCTTAACAATGAAGCCTGATTGAATACGAGCAATTAAATCATTACTAGGATCTTCTGGAAGCTCCTTTTCTTGATCTCCAACTAAAGTAAATCCCGGCTCTTGATAAGAAGAGTCGGGATTAGCTAATTTATATTTACCACTTGAAGTTTCTTGGTTTTGTGCTGAAGCTTCTTGCTTTTCTAAAGCATCTTTTTCAGCATCATTTAACTTTACTTCCTCATTGCTTTCAACATCTTTAGCACTTGCAGCAGTAGTTTTTTTATTAGTAGCCATTCTTTAACCCTCCCCTATTATCGTGCCGTGTCTAGTGTTAGAACCAAACGAGCATCTTTTTCAAAAGTAACAAATTCTGAAATCTCTGTTCCATAAGATCCTTCAACCTGTGTCTTAGCTGAACGCTCACTCTCAACGCCAAATGGTTTTCCTTCATAACGAACTAGAGCATAATCAGTATCAACTAAAACAATACGATTATCAGGAACTTGTGAAGAAATAAATGGTGGAGAATTCACAACATCGGCAAATTGACCATTTTGTAATTCATTTCTATAAATATAGGCATCTCCATCACGTAAAGTCGTGATACGATAAGCCGTTTCAAGATTCATGATAGCGATTTTAGGGCTGAATCCCATTTCTTGCTCCATGAAAGCAGATCCATAGAAAATATCAGATAAAGAAAGATCCCCTGCTGTAGCGATTCCTAATGATCTAGGAGCATCTTCACCTGTAGGGAAATAACCATTTAACAAACGTTGAACGGCTACATTTTCATATTGTCGCCCTAATTGTCGCCCTAATTTACCTAACCAAAGACGAACCATGTCGATGTTAGCGCGCTTGGCTTCATCTGTCCATTCGATTCCTCTTCCACGTTTTGACATTTTTATGCTATTGTCTCCTAATTTAATAGTTCCCACTGGAATAGGAGCACCTTGACCAACGTCACGAAGTTCGTAGTCATCTGCATCATCTGCATCAAGATAATAATATTGTTGGCTCAACTGATCTGAATTTACAGATGAAGCAACTAAAGCCTGCCAATTAGATCCTCTTTCCCATCCTTGACGAAGCCCAGATTCTACGATGGCATTAAAAAGGGGCTTAGTTCCATCATTTTCGAGAAGCTCCCTTGTGGAAATTTTCCCGATTTCAGATGGATCATAGCCCAATGCACGAATGACATCTTTTGTAGTTAAACCTTGATCTGCAAGGTAACGTTTATAATGATATGATGAAGCAGTTTCAGCCGCCTTTGAACCTTGTTTCTGTCCAAAATCTCGTTTGAAATCTGAACCTGTAGGAAGCTGAATTGTTTTATTAGCTCGGTTTTTTACTTGTAAGAAATTCAATCTCCTTACCTCCTTTTAAATTTATGGTAATGCTACTTCTACATAACTTCTTGCAGTGTCTACATAAAGAACGAAACTATCATTAGCTGTAGCAGCAGTACGAACTCCACCTGTTCCATCAGCTTCAACAGAAGAACCGATAGTAGGCGCTGTTCCTGTATACTTCATTTTTTGAACACGGCTAAAGCCGAATACCCAAACGCCTAAAGGCGTGAAAGGATCTGATACGGGATGTTTAGCAATCATTTGAACAGCAGAACCAGCAGTAGCAGGTACGGCATGATATGGGCCTGTTGTTGCAAATGTTAAAATATCATCTGTATCAATTGGGTTCGTTTCGGATGCCGTAGGGCATGTAACGGTTAAACTTAATCCATAACTATCAGGTACTTGACCACCAACTCTAGGCATTACTCTTCACCCTCCTTAAAGAAATCATCTTCATCTGGATTGATCTTGAATGATGCATTATCTCCACGATCTTGATCATCTTGATCATCTTCTAGATCACCTTTAGTTTGGCGACCTGTCACGAAACGTTCTTTCGCTAAACGCTCGTATGAATCAATTTCATCTTTGATATGATCAATATCACCAGATAAAGTAAGCATTTGACGATAAGATTCAGCATTAAATGTGTCACCTTGTGCCTTAACACGACTAGCGACAGCACTATCAATCACATCTGCTAAATAACGTCTGCCTTGTTGGGCTTCACGCTTTAACTGACGAATAGCTTCTGGCTTAGAGAATTCTTTCCCTAACTCATTTCTTAATTCAATATCTTCTGGTTGGCGAAATGGGTCGCCCTCTTCCGCTAAGATGTCATAAATGACAGCTTTTTCTACTTTGTTTTCTCTAATCGCTGAACGAATATCATCTAACAAACTGTTTCTAGCTTGTGCTCCCATATTGTTCTGTTCCTCCTTTGTATCTCGTTTTTGATTCGGTAAATAAAAAGAACGTCTCTTCTTCCCATCATTGATACGGGTTGAATAAACGTTCTCTAATTTCTCAACATAACTATCTTCTAAATCACCTTGACTATAGAACGCTCTAGCCTTTTCAGCATATTTACCAAAAATACTAGCGCCCGGCGTTGCTCCTTTATAAACGGTGCTGACCTCTCTTAGTCTTGCGTTCACAATCCACGCAAAAGTCATTCTTCCATTTTCGTCTTCCATACCAGGGAAATGGGTACATTGAGGATCAAATAGATCTTTACCACATGAAGAACATTGATATTCAGAATCAGAAAATCCAACTGACATATCACGCTGAATTCCTGTCACAATAGCTCTAATGGCTTGATCTGTATTCGTTCCATTCACTACCACGTTTCGAGGGATATAGAAATCACCATTTACTGATGTAACAAAGTCCTCTCTATTCTGAACTAATTCCCCACCAAATGAACGACCATAAGGCGACTGTGTAATGTCATGACCATTCATAAGACTAACGCCACGTTCTAGATCCTCAACATAGTTAGGAAGGGTTGTGTTCGGGTCCATTCTTGTCATATATGAATCTAGGCGACTATTTGAAATCACCCCACGAAATGGGAAGACTTCACTTAGATCTCTAAACGGCTCCATAGCATGACGGTTAATGGATTCTAAAACTCTTTGTGCTTCATCCTGTGGTACAGCAGAAGCATCTAACCTCATAGGAATCTCTAAAAGTGCATCCAACATATTCACCTCCCTTCAAATCTTGAAATTTACATATAAAATTGTAAAACCACCCATAAAATGAGTAACAGGATCAAGATATAAGCTATATACATAGATATAACCCCCTATCTATCGAAATACTGAACATATAATAACTTCTGTTCAACGCTTAAAATCCTTACTTTCTTAATCTCTATTTGATTAGTTTTATGGTACTCACTTAAAAAAGAAACAATCTTACTTTGAGTACCGATATTTAAAATAGCTCTCACAGTTTCGCCACAAACCTTATAATCGACCATATGAAACAGTTTCATGGTTTTACATTTCCTCTCCCTCTAAGATACGTTCATACCAGCAACGGCAATTTATACAATTTGATGCCGATGCGCCTAGTGAACTATCAGATGGGAACATTAGATATTCCATTTGACCACTTCCATTAGCGACTACAAACGGTTCATCAAATGCCACGACTTGACCATTAGCCCCTCTATGACCTGCTCTAGTTCGTTCCTGTAAGGCTGATCTCCACCGCTTGCCTATAACTATTCCACTCTGCTGATCTCCGAAATACTGACCACTACGAGAAGCAGAAATAATTTCAGTTCGAGCAATGGTTGTAGCACGAGAAGGACTAAAAGCATAAACACGGCTCAATTCATCAACAGCCGTTTTTATAGTCAAATCCCCATCATAGACAACATCCCACAATGTCTGTAGAACATATTCATCTGTAACCCCTTGAATTAACTGGGCTTCTCTTAAAGATCTTTCTTGAATCCAACGTAAAAGGCGTGTATCACGTTCGTTAAAAAACATACCTACATCTAGATCTTCTAAAGTTGCTGATCCTGACATAATAGCCGCTTCCATCATCCACTCTCTGGCAAGATCCCTAACTTGATCAATTTGTTGTTCAGAATCATATATAATGTTTGCCATCACCCAAGACTGGAAAGAATGGGGAGGTGAAGGTGTTTCATCCTCACGACAAAAAGACTTCAAAGAACGCATATCTGTCAGAACTGTTGTAGGTAGTTTCCCTGCGTTTTCAAGTCTCTTAATATATTTATCTCTTTGATCATTTAAAAAGCGAGAATAGGCGTTTCTGGTTCGTGTGGTAAGCTTTGCTAAATCATTAGCCCAACTTACATTTAATTCAGAAACAAATTCATCTTTTTTAACTCTTAGAGAAAAATAGTCTTTTTTTTTTAGACTTCTAGAAGTTTGATCATCTTCTTGTGTAACTCCACCTTCATCTGTACCTGAATCTTTACCTGAATCTGTAGGTGCAGGTTCATATGCAGGTGAACTTTGACTAATTGGCTCACTAACAGCCTTATGATTGACCATTTCTAAAGCCGCTTCATCGTTATCTATCCAACCTTGTTGGTATTGAAGAATCTTAGTATTGGTTTCAATCTGTTCAGCTTCTGCATCAGATTTACGGTCAGTAACTTGAATTTCATCAAAGGTTAAAACAGCACTTCCTTGAATTCCATTGATCTGTAAAACAACATTGTAAGCACGTTCTAAAAGGCGTTTAATACCTCTTTGAATGGATTCAATACCCTTAACATAAATCTGCCACTGAATCGTTCCGTGCGTTTCTGTTGTTCCTTCATTTCGACCTAACAAAATAGGTAACTGCTTCAATCCTGTAACTATCTGCTGATTAATAACATCGATAACCCTAGAAATATCTAAGTTGCCAGAAGAAGAATTACCCCCTGCCATTCCTATCTCCACTGAATCCGTGTGAAAGAAATCTGCATCTGGTTCTAGATCATTCATTTGATCCTGAATCTGTTGAATATAATCTTGTACATAAGATCTAACAGCTTCTGGGCCTTGATATTTAATATCATCGGGCATGTTTTCAACTATCGATTCTTCCAACACTTTAATATCAAAACGTCTATGTCCTTGGTGATGTACCACTTTCCTAAGATCCTTTAGAATCTCAATTTGAAAGAAGACAATCTGCAACACGGGTAGAATAGGGCTCCTTCCGTGAGGGTCAGAAATCTCTGGGTCAAAAGGGTAGAAGAAGACTGTTTCTGGATTCAATACTTTAAACGTTCCATCAATCTGCTTCTGTACCAACTCAATTACGCCTGTTTCCTTATTCTTTTTGAAATCTAAGGTAGAAGGATCTACAGCATGAATATCTTCTATATCCTTCAATCCTTCCTGTATTTCAACTTCTAAGGCGATAGCTCCCTGTGTAAAGGAAGTTAATAACAGAACGTTAATTAATTGATCAGTACCCCCACCATATAACTTACCGACTTGTTTAGCCTTTTCATTTAATAGTTCAGTCGCTTTCTTATCGACCTTTCCATTTTTGGTATACACTTCAACCTCATGTCCTGAGTTGGCGAGACGAAGGAAATTCCATATAGCCATTGATGCATCTGGTGAAAGATCCCTTATGATTTTAAGACTTTCCATAACGTCCTTACTTTTATATGAATCTCTAGGAATAACGCTCATATCATACCAATTGAAGGGCTGTTCCCACTTGTCATACGTTTGTCTTCCACCTGTATTAACTGGACGAATAGAAGCCCTTGCCGAAGCATTTACAATTTGGCGAATATCATAGTCTATTCGTTTCTTATTGAAGCTTAACCAATCCCAAAATGCCACATTATCACCCCCTTATTTTCGTTTCTTAACTCCACCCATCACAGGACTAACAACACGTTTTGTGTCTTTCATTTCGTTTAGGATGGATAATGAAGCACTACACACATCGACCTGATCCTTAGTATTTCCTTCTGGGAAAGCAACAATTTCATCTAAGAAATCATTAATCCAATCTCCTTGAACAAGAAAGATGTTTCCTGCTTCTGCCGCCGCTGCTAATGGTCTAGCACGTTCTTCTTTCTTTCCTGTTGGTCTATCCCCATAGAAAGCAAATCCATTTAAAACCTTACGTCTATAATGATCTATGGTATTTACACCGCTACTTCCCGGCTCTTGCTCCATCCAGATAGGCACACCAACACGATCTATTTCTGCCGTTTGCCTTATTAACTTCTCAACAGATAAAGGCGATAATTGAACACGTTTCATGTCTAAGATCCAATACTGCCCTTCCTTCATTCCCATCAATACCCCTGCTGTATGAGCACTTTGTTTAGTCGTTTGTGAAGAATCAGTAGAAGCTAAATCCCAATAACGAATTAACTTAAGATCACTAGGGTAATCCTGAACGATTTTAAACCAATGACGTTTGAACATTTCCCCATCTGGCATAACATCCCAATCACCATATCTTAGTTGCCTGCGCTCTACCGATGATAGTTGAGCTAAACTTTCTTCATATTCAGCCATATCTAAGAAGGGATTATCTTCTAAGGTAGCAGGAACAAACACCCTATTCTTTTTCATACCTTCAACAATAAAACGCTGTTTAACCCATTCATGACCTCTACCGCCGGGATTAGAAGCAACCCTAGCCCGAATAGGCACTTTAGAACCTTGTAATCTACGTAAACGAGAAAAAAGGTATCTATATTGTGATTCATCGAATTGACTTAGTTCATCGAATCCAACAAATTGATATTCTGAACCTTGATAGTTAAACTTATCATTTTCACTCGCTAAATAAGCGAAAGTCAAAGTAGCCCCAGAAGGGAACTTCCATTGTTTATTTGATTCACTCCATTTAGCATCTGTTCCATCTAACCATTGATGCGCCCTATCAATTAATGCCCCAGGGAGCTTAAGATCTTTATAAGTCCTTCTGAATAAGATAGCCGCATAATTGGGTTCATCTACGTATTGAAGTGCCGCCATTAATAAAGCATCAGACTTTCCACCGCCTGCCGCTCCACCATACAAGGCTTCTTTATCCTCTAATAAAAGAAACTCGGCTTGCTTTGGTGTTGGGTGATGGGGAATATACTTGTTTTCAATAATGGTAGCTTGCATGATAGCCTTTAATCTTGATATATTGGGCTTCTTTTTCGTGATCATTCTAGATCATCTTCGCTATCCTCACCTAAACTCATAGCACGTTGAGCTACTTTTTCATAAGCATCTTGATATTCTTCAATCTTATGAGTAATGCTATAATCTTTCTTTTCTGTAACCTCACCAGAATGATTAAGATCTGCCGAAACTTTTTCTTTTCTGCCCCATCGTTCAGGGAATTTTCGTTCAAGAAAAGTCATAGCAGCCTGCCAATTTCCTTCTTGTGCCGATTTCCTCACTATATTCACATTACTTATTTCAGCAAAGGATTCAGCACTTTTCATTTCCATGTAGAACTCTCTCTTTAAACCACTTTTAGCTTTTTCTCCTTCTGCCATCCATCGATACCAAGTAGATTTATGTATACCTAGATACTGACAAACCGTCTCGGTATAATTTCCTGCTTTCAGAAGAGTAGAAGCTTCTTTGATTAAATCCTGTGTCAACTTCATTTTTCTTCCTGCCATTTCTCCACCCTCTTTTTATAGCGTCTTAAAATTCTCATAATAAAAAGGCATACAGAACACTTAAGAATGCTCTATCTGCCTTTAGATTCCTTTCAATGGTACTTTTACTTTCGGGTCAACATCTTTGTTAACATCATATTTAACAACCTTTGAACCCCATTTTTTAGCCATGATTTCTAGTTGCTCTAATTCCGCTTTCTTAGTGCGGTAAGAGACAACCCCACCCGCTTTATTGAAATGATTCACAACATAATGAAACTTATTGAATCGTAGGATCTTATGATATTTCTGTAGAACTTGTAGGCTCATATCATAATCTTCTTTCAAATAAACTCTTTCATCGTATCTTAACGGATTACTGCAGAATGCCTGAAATGGGCCCAGACAAACCGACAACATAGAAAGAGGTGCATATTCTCTATAAAACTTAGGATCTGACTGTACATTTATTCCCCACATAACAGTTCCAAGATCTCTGCACATCTGAAAGCCATTCATCAACAAGTTATCCACTTGATCCACATCTAACCTAATTGGTTTACGGTTTTCAACCATTCCAATGTATTCATAATCATCATCTACAATCGCCATGTTTCCATCACACATATCAGAAAAATGATCCATGATATAATTCCGCTTCTTAACTATGTTTCCATCACCTTCATCTGGGATCGGTAACAATTCACAGCCATTTGCATAATCATGTTTCTTATACTCTTCATACTGACTTTCAGGAATGACAATCTTTGCATTTCTAAATACCTTGTCACTTGTTACTTGCCCCGCTCGCTTATAAGAGATAATAAACACTTGATACTTCATTAATTCATTCGGTCAAGTATGTCAGATCCTTTGACTACTCGCCCTATCCCCTTTCTTTCATAACCTTCTCGGCTATCTATAGCCGCTTTAGTTGAGATTCCAAATTTATCTTTTGCAACTTGCCAATCCATCGAATTGTCAAAATAGAGAACAATATAATTATGTTCTTCCATCAATTCCTCGGTGAATTCCACTTCTGGACGTTCAACTTCATCATCAGCAAATTTGTTCATAAGCTTTTCAATTTCCCCATCATCAAAACCTGTTAGCTCAATATCAAATTCACCTGTATCAATTTCGATTAATAAATCTTTTAATAGTTCTTCATCCCATGTACCAGAAATCTTATTTAATGCTAGGTTTAATGCTTTTTCTTTAGATGGTTCAAGATCCACCACAGATACATCAACTTCTTCATAGCCTAAATCTTTTAGTACCGCTATTCTTTGATGCCCTCCGACTACATAACCTGTTTTTTCATTCCATACAATCGGATCCGCATACCCAAATTCTTTAATAGACTTTCTTAGCTTTTCATACTCTTTGTCGCCCGGCTTTAGCTTTTTTCGTGGGTTATATGGTGCAGGTACAAGATCATCAAGTTTCTTTGTTAAAACTTTCATCAAATCCCCCTTAACATAAAAAAAGGAAAACATTCATGTGAACGTTCTCCTTCTCATTTATATGAACATGCATGTATCTATACATGTGCTCCTACACATCTACATGCACATGCATGTACACATACATGATATTAAACAATGAAAAAACCGCCACACAGGACGGTTTTCATGGGTCTCTCACGTTTCGTAAATCACTATGGGGAAATGATTTACTACTAACATATTAACATTGATTTCCCTTAAATCTGTTTCAATTTCGTGCATGATATGTGCTGTTTATATTCCAAAGGGTAAATTCATTCCTTTAGGCAAAACCCATATATGATACATATTCGCTTCATCCACCAATTCAGATTCTTTAGGAAAGACTTCTATAGCCGTGTATTCTTCACCAAAGATTTCATTCTTGATCCGCTGTTTCTCTTTCCATGAAATATCAGTACCAGAAATATTTCTGATAGCTGCATGTTCAACTGGTCCCCAATCTGTAACAACAGTTCTGATCAAAATAGAATACTTTTTATTGCTATATGCTCTATCCATTTCACCAAACCAACCAGCCCCAACGTTTTCCTGTTTAGGGCTAGTTTGTTTAATCCATTCTCCTTCTTTACCAACATCACGGCTTAACCTTCTCCGCTCCGCTCTGTTCATTACGCATAGACTCCACGTTTTTTAGTCTTTCTCATATGTTCGATAACCTTTTTATAGGCTTCTTTTGTTTCATCATCGACCGCTAATTGTTTACTAGATGCTAATTCATTTATAACACTATCATCATCAAATTTTGGTTTATACTCTCGAAGTAATAACCCTTCTTCCATAGCAAAGGCTTCTAATGCTGTGTTTTCATCCCATCCCTTTACTTTTCTCCACTCCATAGGTATTACAAATCTGCCTAATTTATCTACGTTTCTCACAATGCCAATTGGTTTCATTTCTTTTTCCTCCTAAGATATTAATCTAAATCTGGTAATCCTTCTTCAACAATTTCATCTAACAATGTAACCATACCCTTCACAGAAGAAGGTTCTAGCTTTTTAAATGCTTCTAAAACGGCTGTAGCCAATTCATTAAATTCATCAATAGTTGGATTGGTAACACTTAAAGTGGCTACAAACCAATCACCCCGATCATCTTTTTTATAAATTAATTCAACATCAGCATAATAAAGATCTACTCTGCCCTTCTCTAGATCCTCTCTCCACTTTCTAGAGAAAAGACAAAATAATAATTCATCCTCTGATTGTCCTGCTCTTACTTCATACCAACCTAATTTTTCAGTCATACTTTACCCCCTAATAGATTAAAAGATTTCTAAGATTAATTAAGAACTTGGCTTTTACCTTGTCACGCACTCCATAGATCCCTCTTCTGGAATAACCTAACTTCGGCATGATCTGTTCAATTGTCCATCCTTTAAAATAACGATACTCAACAAATTGAAGTTCTTTTTCATCTAAGGCACTTAAGGCATTTTCGATAGATGAAATAATGTTGTCGTATTCAAGGATCTCTCTTTGAATGGCTTCGGATAATTCAGCTCTTTCAATGGCGAAATCTTCAGTAGTTGATTTAAAATTCATAGTTCCAGAACTTCCTTCACTCAATCTAAAAGCCGTGGTCACTTTAGGAAATAACCGGTTATATTGTGCCTTTAGATTTTTTAAACCAGATACATAGATGTGATAATCCTTTAAATGTTGTTCAATAATTGAAAAGTCGTCTGCATGTACTTTTAAAATTGCTGTCAATTCTTCCATCTCCTTTAGCTATTTTTCTACACCTTTGCTACGCTTCCGCTAGGGTAAGTTTAAACATTTGAGATAATCCAAGAACACACCACGTTCCCTTCTCACTAAAGGACAATTCATCTTAAACCATTCATAAGGAATAGACTTTCTTCCACCTTTTAAGGAATCATTCCACCATTTTAGAACCTGTTCTATGCTTATAAGGTATACCTCATATCGCTTTTCAAAATTGATTAAAAAGAAACTTATAGCGCCTTGATCCTTCCATTTTCGGAGGATTTCTATTTGATGGGGCTTTATATTTCTTAAAGGAAAAGACGTTCTACTGGTCGTATTCTTCGCTTCAAATGCTAAGGATCTTCCATGACACACTCCAAAAAAATCAACAAATCCTTTCGACTTTTTGAAGCCCACGATCCTATTGCCTATTTCCTTAGAAATCTTAATTTCAGGATGTGATTTTTCAACCTGCGCCCATCCTCTCGAATCATAGATCATATTGCTACGTATAATCACTGTTTCAAAAGCTTCTCCCCTATTTGCATAGCTTTGAGCCATAACATGCCCCTTTCTTTTTATGAAAAGGCAATGAGAGAACCCATTGCCCCCTAACCTTATTCGATAACATCATAATCCGCTTCAATATCTAATACACCATCGTCAGCAGTCATATTCTTTACAACCTTTTCATCACTAACTAAAGCTCGTGCTAATTCGATTGATTTAGGAGCATATTTCAAAGCAGATAATAAGACCGTTTTCTTGGCCATACTATCAAAACTCTTTTTCCAAGCACTTTTAGGATTGTCATGACCTTTCGCATATTGCTTCATATGACGGATAATCTGTTCACGTGTCCACACTTCAAAATTCATACCACCATTCAATAAATGATAGACCGCATAATAATGCGTTGGTTCTCCCTGTGGATCATCCGCTGGCTTATGTTTAATGTACATGTTTGTTCCTTTTTCATACTCCCATTCATCATTTGCATAACGAGCATGAGCATAGATATTCATATACTCTTTAGAACGATAAGCTAGGTCAATAACTCCCTGATAACCAATCTGAAAACAAACATATCCATCACGTGGTATTAAATAAGCTAATCCTAAAGGTGTATTAGGTTCTAACCCTAATTGAGTTGCTTGCATTAATGCTCCTAAGAAACTAACAGGTGCACAATTTCGCAGATCATGATTATTTTTATAAAGATTAATAGCAAGTTGAGTTACCCTTTCAACTGTTAAATGGGATGGTAAAGCTCTCTCAATAGCAGGAGCCATTCTTCCCATTAAATCCTCAATTGTTTTACCTGTTTTAACTTGCTGAGGTTCTTTATTTTGAGGTACAGGAGCATTATTAGCCCCTGTATTCTGTTTTGTTTCCGCCTTTTGTTTTAACTTATCTCTTGTACTTTGAGTTTGAACTGCCATATTGTCTCTTCTCCTTTTTATCCGCTAATTGTAAATCTTCTTGTTTTGCCTTTTTTAACGTACTTTTCAAAAATTTCAGGATGATCACGTTCTAAAGCCTTTTTATCAAATCCTGTAGTAGCCGCTTCTGACCATTTCACTTTAAGTTCCCTTTGTTTATCTAGATCAATTACTTGTCCTACCTGGTATTCACCTAACATAGATTTCAGCTTGTTCTTTAGAGATTCTTTTTCATCCTTAACCGCTTTTTCTTGTTCAGTGAAAGCTAGATACTCTTCTACCAGATACAAAGCTTCTTTCGGTAACTCCTTAACCTCTTCTTTTTTCTTCATTGCTGATGCAGGATAAAGAAAGTCAAGGATCTCACCGCTTCCCTTTGATCCATCTGGTTCAGGTGGATTAAGCGCTAATACGTGATTCATCCAGAAATCTTTTTCTAATTCGATAAGAGAAGCAATTAATTCATCGTCTCTTTCTACATAGAATTCTTTATATTTGTTTCCACCAATCAGAACAGCAAAATAACAGAAATTGAGATTTAACACGCTTAAATAATGCTGGCACTGTATGAGGTAATCTTCTGGAATCTCTTCTTCACTCCATTCACCTAACCGCCATTCATGAGAAGTTTTAATTTCTAATACTCCCCAACCCTTTTGAGGATGAAAAACCAAGCCATCCACATTAGCGATCATGAAAGGATATTCAATCGATTGCCACATAATATAACTTTGCTTTACCTGTAATTCGGGATGATTATCTTTGAACTTATCCCTAACTATAGGTTCTTGTCTTATGCCCCATTCAGCCGCTTCTGATATTTCACTTTCTTCACTGGGTTCAACTTTGTCCATGTACACATTAAGGGAACTTTTCCACTTATTCAGACCTGCGATAGCAGAAGCATCGGAGCCACCGATACCTCTTCTACGCCAATCTAACCAATCTTTAACGCTTAAACCTCTAGTGTTTACTAACTTTTTCGCCTTAGTTGTCATTTTTTTCTCACCTGACTATTGCAGGGCTAAATCACTCGTGTTATACTCTCCTTAGAACTTAACGAATCAAATAGCCCGCCTTAGTTATTTGATTCATGCTATATTGTCTTTTAAAGAAGATTTGCTTTCGCCGAGCAAGTCTTTTTCCTTTTTATAATAAGCTTCTAAACATTCATCTAACTTGTGAATATATTCTTCACCAGCTACTTCCGACTCTACATATTCTTCAGTAACATCTATTTCTAACCCACAACCACAACACACTAACAATTCTTCACTTTCTGGTTCTTCATAAATACGAACTTCGTTATACTCATAAGGTCCCTTCACAGAAAACCGATCTAAGCTAGCAGCCATTTTAGAACTCACCCCCTTTAAAGGAAAATGATCTAAAATGATTATTTAATTTTTTCATCTTCATAAAACCTCTTCATATCGAATTTTAATATTTTAGCGATCTTATACGCTGTAACCCCTGATGGAGTTCTAATTCCTTTTTCAATTAAACATATATACGACTCAGAGACACCAACTTTTTCAGCAAATTCTTGCTGATTATAACCTGCTTGACCTCTAAGTTCTTTCAACCAAAATCTCACTTCTTAACCTCCTAAAAAATTAACTTGCTTTCTTACTTCACACTTTGTAAACTTATAACTATATATTATCACATAGCGTGAACAGGTCAACAGGAATACACAATATGAAAAGTTTTTTTTAATTACTTTACATGCTAACCTTTTAATTAATTTTACTTATTGTGTATTATGTTTATAGATACTATAATTTTAAGGTCACAATTAGGGCATTTCAGGACATTTTAATACTTAAAACTAATTTTTAGTTCACGCTAGAGAAAATTTCAAAGTTAATAAATTATAAATTTGGGTACTCTAAACGTGAAGAATAATTTATATGGGGGCGTTTTATAATGCAAGATAAATTATCACAAGGTAATAGAGAACTAACTGGTAAACGATTAAAAGAACTAAGAATAAAACATAATTTAAAACAAGAAGATATAGGTATCAAAGTTGGGATGTCTAATACTACCATTGCTAACTATGAATTAGGGCTTAGAAATCCTAGAAAAGATACTTTATATAAGCTTGCTGATCTATATAATACTTCTGTAGATTATCTTTTAGGACTAACTGATGATCCTCTTAAATCTTCAAATGAACCTAAAGATCTTAAGAACATAATGTTATCAAAAGATATTACTTATGATGGAATAGTCCTAGATGAAGCTGATATAGATATTGTTACATCTATTCTAAATAGAATTACAAGAGCTAAATAATTGCATTATTCAACATAACATCTAATCCATACGATTATATATTTAGATACTCATTCTGAATTTTTATATATTATTAAACGCTCATGCTTATTTATGGATAATTTTAGATTAAATAGCTTATTTTATATTTTTAGATGAAATATAAATCTAAATAGAGAATTTGCAGGATAAAAGCATGGTTTGAAACCATGCTTACCCCCTTTTTATATTCTCTTAAATCCAGTTTTCTGGATTTCAGCATTAAATTCTCTTCCTAATTTAGAAGCATAAGCTAAAGCTAAATTCCTCTGTCTTCCTTCAAACTTACGTTGATGACTAAATTCACCATAAACCTTATTCCCATTCTTTTGAATTGAATCTATGATAGGTTTTTTAGCTAAACTCACAAAAAATTCTATACGATGAGTAGAATAATTCTCTTTTCGATCCAGAAGGACAACATACTTAAATGCTGTCTTCTGGATTTTTTTAATTTGATCATTCATATTCTGAATATATTGCTCATGTTTCTGAATTGCTTCTTTGCATCGGTCTATATCTCTTTCTGCATATCTTATACGATCTTCAATAACCTTCACATCATAGATATGTTCAAAATCATAAGTAGACATATAAAGGGCCATTATTCATCAGCCCCTTTCTTCTCTACCTGACATCTACAAAATACAGAAGCTTTTTTAGGGTAAGTTTTTGTTTCTTTCTCACCTGATTTTTTATCTTCATATTCTCTCTTTACGATGGTTGTAATCTTAGTAGCTTTTTGACCTTTTCTCACAATATAACCCTGTGCTTTCCATCGATTGAAAGTAAAAATATCTACATAAGGTTCACAATCACACTCTAAAGTTTCTTTCAAAATTTCATAATTAACTTCTGAAAAACCTTCAAATTTCTTAGCTTCTAACTCACTCATTTTCATTGCCATATTGTCTTCTATCCCTTCTCCTATAAGATTTCGCCTTAGTTATATTCACCTGCACATTCACATGCAGGTGAACCTTCATATTTATCTGAATAAGAACAACCATGTGAATGATTAACCTTATTCAAATACGCCTTATTTCTGATATGCCTTAATACATCTTTTACAAGTTACTTCTTCAAACTTTCCTTTTTTGATCATCACTGGTTCTGTCCAAGGTGACTGACCACATAAAGAACTTTTTCCATCTTTTCTTTCAATGTGAATCTTTCCAGAAACTATAACTCTCATTTTTTTCTCCCCTTATCGAATAAATTTAGCAAAAGTGATTGTTCTAGGACGTTGATTCCACTTCCTAGCAATCTCTTTACTTTTTTGATTAAAAGCATCGATATAAGGCATGATAAATTTCTTAGCTTCTTCACGATCAACATGTCCATTTCTTAAAAGAGCACGATATTCTTCAGCAATACGTTTCGTTTGTTCCATTTTCGCTTTAGGATCTAACACCACTTCTTCAACCTCTTCTTTGATCAATTTAATGTTTGCTTCCATTTCTTCAAACAGCTCCTTTACACGTTTTTCATTCGTTGTGTTTTGAATGATTTCATAATAGAATCTTTCCATTTCTTCAATACGTTGTTCTTTAGTCATTTTCAATTCCTCCTATTTTTTAACTTCACACCATGTAAAGTTACTTGCATAATTATAGTACCATGCACCTTTTAGGCGGTCATGCACTTTTTAATATTTTTTTCTATTTCTTTTGAAGATCTACTACCCAACACTTTTAAAAGACGTTCCTGTAAATTCATTTCACCTTTTACTTTTTCAATAGACTTTTTCAGACTTGATGTAATACCGATATACCCACCATTATAATAAACATGGCGATCTTTACCGATCCTTAACACCTGCCCGATCACCTCACCACGATCTACAATAGACCACTTTCGATCAGCAATTTTAACTGTTTTCATTTCATCTTCTCCTTCACCTGAACATGAACCTGCATGTATACGTTCATATGAAGATTCATGTTCATATTCATTTAAAAACTTTACACTACGAAAAGTTCTTGCATGAATATAATACCATGCTGAAATGCTAGGTCAACGCTTTTTCTGGTAAAAAAAGTAATTGTTTTATAATCTTAAGACAATAAAAAAAGACAACCGTAAAGGTTGCCTTCGTTTGTAGATAATCTCTAAACACTCACAAAAAAACATCACTTTTTTTGCGTATTCCACATATCCCGCATTATCAATACTACTACCAAGGATGAAGTTAGCATTCTTCAACCAGAGTTATTTTTTGTGCCTCACGTTTTAATAAATGGGTCTTACTTCAAAATTTTAATATGAACTTCTTGGTTTCAACTTGTGTACATACATAATTTAATTTTACTCTGTAAGTTAAGCAATGAATTAGCTATATAATTTTTATATTCAGTTTTCAAGGAACAATAATACATAACATAACACAATCAATATAGTTGATTTTTATAGATGTTTTCCAAAAAAAATACTGAAAGAAAATTCTATCGGTATTCGATAGATAAGAGGAGCCGTTTCACCATCCTTTCGATTAATTTAATTTACATTATGTGAATAATGTACCCTAATTATAACTAAAAGTTTTCACCCTGTAAACATATAAGCATAAAAAAAGGCGATTTTTTCACCGCTTCTAATAACGCTCATCTTGCCGCTTATGATTAATTTGATTCTTATATACATAATACTCTTCTATTTCCTCTTCACTGAATCCTAGAAGCTCTCCTAAGCCTAAATAGATGCTCCATAACTCACTAAATTCAGATTCAACCGAAACTGCGGAACAATTAATTAATTTTGATAGCCTGGATATACCCGAAAACACTTCATTGAATTGTTCGGTTAGATCCTCACCTGCGATTAAAGCTTTAATTTCAGAATGAGGAAATGTTAGTCGGTCCTTTAACTCTAAAGCGATAGATAAAAGAAAATGAATTCCATCTACATATTCTTCTAAGATCACTTCACGGCTTGAAGGTGGTTTTACACTCCAAAACTTAAAACATCTAGTTTCGTTTGCCAGCTCCCCAACTTCAACCCTTAAAGCAAGGATCTTCCCATCTAACAAATTCTTGTCATGAAGATTATGATCATTTATGATCCGCTGATCTAATAAATTTTGTGTGTCTAATAATTCTTGATAGTTCATGTAAAACTCCTCTTATTGATAGTTTACCATAGAAAAAAAGAACATCCCAGAGGATGCTCTTATTCTTCTGGCAATAAGCCATCTTTTATAAACTCTTTACGTACAAGATCATTCACATAATTACTCTTAAAACCTCGGCCCCTTTTTTTCTGTTCCTGCATGAGAATCTTTTTAACATCAGGATCAAAGAAAATGTGCACAGGTTCTTTAGGTGGTTTCTTCTGACCATACGTGTCTAGAGACGTTTTCTTTTTAGCTGGCTTTTTCTTTGTTTCTGTAGCCACAGCAACTTCATCTTTAGCCGCTTCCGTTTCTTCTTTATCCACTAAGCTATCAAGTGTTTTAACACCAGTGTCTTTTGTTTTCTTCTTTTTCTTAGTTTCATCATAAGGATTAGTTTCATCGTCTCTATATGGATCATTTGACATGAGCAATCTCTCCTTCCATCGCATAGATCTCTTCAAATAAATCATTGTAATGAGCCTTTAACCGCTTCATTTCTTTATTAAATTTGATTGAAGAGAGAACTGCGGGTACACACTCTTCATCTACTGCATCTGCCCCTTTAATCGTTTCAGGTACATAGTTTTTGAAAAAATGAATATCCTTAGTTTTAGCATATTCAATCGTTTCTTTGAGATTTTTCTTATGCTGTTTAGTATTCATTTTTACTTTAGTACCTACAATTCCTAAGATCTCTAAATCTGGGTTCAGACTGTTTTTAAATTTACCCACCCTTTTTATGGTTTTCATCAAAGAACGTTTTGATAGCGTTTCAGGATGAAATGGAATTAAAACACGATCAGCAGCAGTCAAAATATTTCCTGCACAGATCCCCATATTAGGAGGACTATCTATTAAAATATAGTCATAGATTGATTCTACTTGACGTATAACTTTTCTCAATAAATTAAAATATGTGTCTTTAAAATCCTCGTCCATTAAAACATCGATTTCAAACATCGTCATATCATCATTACTTGGTAACATATCAACTGATTTTAAAACCGTAGGAACATCTATGTTATCTTCATGTCTTTTACGCATTTCATCATACACATTAATAATAGCTCTTTTAGGGTGTTCATCATTTACCAATGTGTCATAAATGTTAGGATCAAAAATATCAGCATTCAATCCAAAGATCTGCGACATATTAGCTTGTGAATCCATATCAATAATTAACACCTTATGACCTTTTAAAGCATATGAAGCCGCTAGATTACTTGTTAACGAGCTCTTAAGAATTCCGCCTTTATTGTTGAAAATGCCTAGAACTTTCGCCTTTTTCGCCATATTGTCTAACCTCCACCTTTCAATTCATGCAGGTGATTATGTATCTATATATGAATGTTTTCCTGCATGTGAACATGCATGTAAATTATAGCAAACTCTTTACTGCTTGTGAATTGTATTATTGACCTTCCAGAATAGAAAGAAGGGAGTTACCCCCCTAATTCTTGTATTAATTTGCGATGTAAGCTCATTAGATGATGAAAATGAATATAGATCCCTTTAGAATTCAATGATTTCTGTTTATCTTTATATTTCATTTCAACCTCAAATAAATCCTTTGAAAGCTCAATTTTTTCATCAATAGTCATTTCCACATCACAATGTTTAGTATGTTCATGCTCTAGAAATTCAGGTATAAGAATATCTCTATGTTCATCATGTAGCATCACATTTATGAAATTTTGAGTAATATTTATTTCAGCCATACTAACTTCAAAATGTTTGTTTAATAAGGTTTCATAAAGATCTTTGAACATGGGATAGACTTCTTCTAACTGGGCTCGCCTTACCTTTCTATAAGAATTTTCTAATTTGATTAGTTCTATAACAGCTTCTACCTTTCTCACTCTAATGCCCCCATATATGAATACTTTTAAATATTAATCTGTAAATATATAAAACCCGCTTAAAACCATCTAATTTACTTTTAATTTGGTCTGATATACTAAACCCTATGAATTCCCCTAAAAAACGATTCTAGGGGAATCTGAACATTCTCAGGCAATAACCGGCTCTTTATATAACCCATGCTGTTTAAGAAGATCTTTTTCTTGCTCTGTTAAATTCTCTTGTTGATGTTTTAACTTGAATTTCGCAACTTTTAATAACTGGTCTTCTGAAACTGGATCTTTTTCTTTAGGCTTTTTGTTTTTTGCTTTTAATTCTTGGTCTAAATCTTTTAATTCCTGCTCTAACTTACGTTTTACCTCTTCAAAATCTGCGTCTACTTCTTCTTTTGGTGCATTTTCTTTGTGCTTATTCTCTTTAAACCACTCAGGAAGCATTTCTTTTCTTACAACCTTGCGCTGTTTAGAAGACTTCTTCTCATACTTCTGATTTTGTTGTTTACGATACTCTTCTTCATGCTTCAATACTTCTTCAACCGTTTTACAATTAGACCAATTATTTAATGTTTTCTTGATGAAAGCAATAGGTGAATTAATATCATCCTTATCAATGGCTCTTACAATCGCTTCTAACACAATACTTGCAGATCTTTCTTCAATGAACTTTACTAAATTGATTTCTGCATACTTACTGAGCTTAAAGAATATTTTATAGAATTCCAATACACTTTGAGTTTCACCGCTACTTACATACTTACTAAGATCTTTTAAATCTAGTAAATTAAATACTCTAGTAATATTGTCTAAAAAATCTTTACTCACGTGAATTAAATTATTTGAATCACAAAAATCTGTAGAATCGTCCTTTTTTGTGTGATTTAAATTTTTTGAATCACAACTTTTTTCCTCTGCATTTTCATTACCAATGTTAACAACTCCATTAGCCATTGCTTTCTTTTTGGCTTTCTCCTGTTTCTTTTCAAGAGCCTTTTGTTTACGTTTTTCTTTTTGTTTTCTAACACGTTCCTTATCCTTTTCAGCTTTCTTAGCTTTAATATCTGCTAACTGCTGTTTGAAGGTCCACATATCAGAATCTAACACAGGATCTAGAACATAAAGACGGTTTGCTTGATCTTTTATTTGAACTTCTTCTAACAATCCAGCTTCATCTAATTCTTTCTTAGCATCAATAACAGTTGGAACTGACATATCCATAAGAAAACTAATTTCAACGTTATCAAAGATACAAAAGATATTGTTTTCTTCATCGATAAATTTTTCAGCATCAGAAGTACCGTTCTGTACATTCGTATTAGATAAATCAAACCGACTTCTTAACAATCCATAAAGCAATTTAGCTTTTGGTGTTAACTTACGATATTTATCTTCATACAATAAAAACCAATGTAATTTGAAATAAGATTCACTACTGGCCTTTACTGCGCTTATACGTCTATTTTTCTTGCTATCTTTTTGTTTTGTATTTTTACTCATAAAAAAATACCTCTCCCTATTTTGAATTCAAAACAAGAAAAAGTATTTGTTCTTTCCTTACGGACGAATAAAGATAACCAAAAAAGCTCCCTAAATACCACAAATTATCAAAAAAAGATATATTTTTTTGATGAAACTTTACTATATGTTAACAAAAAGCGTTGTGTTTGCCTTATACCTATTGTATAATTGACTTAAGTTAAAAAAATACTTTTCTCTCTTATTCTGTATTGAACAAGTTTGAGGTGGATATTTTTTCTTTTGTCTGTAGAATTTCCAGTGTCCAATTGGAAATTCATTTATTTATTTAAACTATTGGGAGTTTTTCGGTCACTCGTCCAAAGTGACTGGAACAAATACAAGTCTGTTGAAGCGTCCAACTTCGACAGGCTTTTTTTCTGTTTGTGCTTTTATTTTACATGGTGTGAAGTAAAATTTCAAGAAGGATTATCCAATTTATTTATTTTCCCCATATCATCCTACTAATCTCCCTCCCTTTTGACTGGTTGTAAAAATCCTTGTAACTATAGCAGGAAATATGACAAAATTATGTTTATATCTGCAATTTAGTGGTAAAGATAGTATGTTTTGATTTTTTTCTTTATATTTTTAGAATATTTCTGCATTTGCATATACATAAGGGGGAAATGGTATTGCCATCGACTAAATTAAAATTCAATGAGAACCCAGAACAACCATTTAACAAGAAAATGAAGCTTATGGAAATTGTACATACTATTGCTGTAGAGTACGATCTAAAGTTAAACTGGCAAGACTTCGATTTAAAGGAACTTGAAAAATGTTTAGATGATGCAGGGATTCAATACTTTCGTTACTTAAAATATAAATACGGTAACTAAAAATCATAACATTAAAACTTCCCAAAACGGGAAGTTTTTTTCTGGTTTATCCAAGAATGATATATCAAATATACATCTTTAAGGGAGAAATGATCATGTTACAAGAACAAACACAATCAAATGATGAAGCTTTACAATTCTATTTTCAAGCGATGAATAAATGGCTAGATACCTTTTGTAGCCGTGATTTTACTAAAAGACAAACTAATATATTATTTTTCTTATTATCCTTTACAGTACATACTAAATCTCTTACAACCCACATTCCTACACTTAAAGACTTTAGAAACTGTGGGGTATCTCCAACCAAAGTAAAAGATGAATTGGAATTCTTAGTAGATAAACATGTGATCTTCTGGGATAAAGAAAAAATGAACTTCACTATTAACCCTTATGCTGATCAATGGGATATAAAAAGATTTAAAGACTATAAAAACGAACGTTTTAAATATTTAGTTGAACTTAATAAGATCCTAACAACCCATAAGATCAAATGATCAACCTACCCAACCCTTCCAATCTTGGAAGGGCTACCTCGCCGGTAGGCAGGAACAAACGGTTGTTTGTTCAATGCCAAGAGGTTTTGGGCATAGTTAAGGGTGTCAACTCCTTAATGCTCACAAGGGAAAACCGCCCTTGCTCCGCTTACCGTTGACACCCGCCATATTTTAGAACACTACTGTTTATTATCATCACTCTACGACTCTACGAACAACCCCACTGAACACTTTTCTGAAGTGGCTCATGTCATTGATCCAGACTCCATGTGTGCTTCCATCATGTAAAACCTTTCCATTTCCTAGATAAATTCCCACATGTCCGTTCTTTTTGTACGTATCGAAAAACACAATATCCCCTCTTTGCATCTGGCTAGGGTTTACTGGTTTACCTAATCGAACAAGGGTATCTGTTGTCGTACTATCCACACGACCTAGATTAGCTCCACCCTGTTCAAATGCCCATCTAACAAACGAACTACAATCAAATGATCTTCTAGCAATGTCCGAAGCCGTTCTTCCTCCACCGAAGTTATAAGGCGATTTTCCAACTAGAGTAGATCCAACAGTTATAGCTCTATCAATAATTTCTCCACCTTTACCAGAAGCTGAACCTGTTCCATAAGGCATAGATGGTAGACCAATAGAAACCTCTGTAGCTCCATTTGAAGCATATAGATTCATATATTTAAACACTCGGTCCGCATACCATCCTGCGTGGTTGTAGCTGAGCACGGCTTTTCTCATTCCTGCCATGGTTCCATCTGATGCTCCACTGGCTGACAGATAATTTGCTGTAGAATAGATAGCATCGGTAACATTCCACGGATCGGCGCGCCCATCCCCATCCGCATCTACACCAAATCCATGGTATTTCAATATCATTGCTGGGTCTTCTAAAATGTTTTTAGGTATAGAAGCATTCCCTAAACGAGTTCCCCCAGGATATGACCAACCACTTTACATTCAACTAGGAGCGCTAATCCTAGCCCGTTCTCTTATGAACTGCTTGTTATTTCTAACAAGAATAGACTATATCTTCATCTCTTAAAAAAGATGCCTCCCGTTTCGAGTGTGCTTACACCCTACATAATAGTCGTTACACGTTCCCTTTCAGGCTTCGCTCGGTATTGTCCTCGTCTTTATACGTTAGGAGTTTCACCGAATTAGAGAGGTTTTCGATACCCATCACTGGATAAAGGGGCTGAACCGCTAAGTCTACCCATGTTTTCGGCATGAACTGGGTGTGGCCGAGTGCGCCCACTGAGGACACATTTAAGTCTGCACCGAAGTGCGTTTCGACCCGATGAATCGCGCTCAATAATTCCCATTTGACGTTATATTTTTTAGCCGCTGCTTGATAGATCGGTATGTATTCAGCAGGTATCTCCTTCTCTCCAAGTGGGGTAATAACACCTTGACCTACTGAACCATTATAGATCTGTTGTTCGTCCTGTCCTGCCGCAAAAAAGAAAAAGAAAAGAAGCCCGAAAGCAAGACAGGCTCCTATTAAAATGGGTTTCCAATTTCTAAGAGTAAAACCTATAGCAAAGGTCATTCATGACCACCTCCATGATCATGTGAACCTTCATGTGCATGATCACGTTCATGTGCATATACAGATACATGTGAAGATTCATAATTATAATCATGATCATCTTCATCTTCATGTTTATATTCATCTAAACCTTTATATCCATGTTCCGACATTTCCAATAAGTTGAGTTCTTCTAAAATATCATTCTCTTCATCATCTGTAGATTTACCGCTACCATATAACATTTCATACTGTTTAGGGTCAATTAACTCCAATTCCTTCTTAGTAAAATCAATCTCAATTTCAACCCGCTTCTTACCAACAATGAAAAGTCCAACACCTTGTGCATCCGTCTCTAATAATTCTTTTTCTTTAGATGATAAACGCACAATATTATGATCTTCTAAATCTTTTATATCAGAAGGTTGCATTGATAAAAGTAATTTTGTTTGACTGTTACCAATGATAGCTTTACCATAATTTCGTTTACCTTCAACTGCAGAAAGGAAATCAGCGATCTGTTGAGTCGCAGCTGTACAACCACCTTTATATTTCCGAATACGTTTGTAGATATTAAATAAGAATTTCATAGCTCTAGGATGATCTGCTAATACGTGGGCTTCATCTACATAAAGACGTTTCCACTGTGTTTTATCCCTTGTTATTTCATCCCATAAATAACTCAATACATTAAACATAGCCGCCGCTTGTGAATCTTGTTCTTCTTCCATATCCTTTAAATCAAAACTAATAATCTCAGCATCTAATTTAACATTCGTAGGACCATTAAACATTAATGAATTTGAACCATATACATAGGTTTTTAAAATAGCTTGAAAATCCTTTAAACGTCTTTCTTTAACTTTATCAATCTTTATATATAGATCTTCTAAAACAGGATACTTTTCGCTATCTAATTTAGAAAAATCAGTATTCCAATAGATCTCTTTATCTTCATATACCTGAATCAAAAGGTCTTCAAGAATAGCCGCTTCTAATGGGGAAAGATCCTTTTTGATCAATTTAAAGAAGGTTTTTAACCTTACTAACTTTTGATGTAGTAATGATTTAGAAATGACTTCTTTTCCATTATCTTCACTTTCCACTACATCAATTGCAGAATGGAGGATCTCAAAAGGATTAATAACAGCATCTGACATACTGCTCATAACAATTACTTGACCACCACGTTGTTTAACTATACCTGAATATTCACGTTCTGGATCTATAATGTAAATCTGTGTACCAATCGCAAAATAACGTAATATATCCTTTTTCATATAGAATGACTTACCTGCACCTGTCATTCCTAACACGAATTCATTATGTCCTTTTAACTTATGTTGATTCACAATAACTAAAGATCCACCGCCATCAGTAAGGTTATTCCCTTTGATAATCCCACTTTCTTCAAAGATGGTACTTTCATCAAAAGGCATTGTACTAGATACCGCTTCAATATCCATGTTCTGCTGACTCCATTCAGCAACATTATTCTCCATTACAGGCAATACAGATTGAAAAGCATGAAGCATATTATCAAAAGGCGCAGCCGCTTTTAAATCGATTGTATAAAGAGTGTTATATACATTTTCAGTTAGTTCTTCTAGGTCTTCTAAAGAACTAGCTGTGATATGAATATATAAGTGAACATAATAAACAGAATTTGTATTACCTTGCATTAAATTATCTAAAATACGTTCAGCAGATTTCTTTTTATTTAGAAGATCTCTTTCACGTTGTGGAGAAGGCTTTCCCTTCACTGGGTTTAATCGAGCATCTAATTCTTGTATAGAATCAGAAATATGTTTCACCATTTTAGAATTCATATCTGGTTTTAGATGAAATGAAACAGATACATTTCCTTTGAAACGGTATAGTTCAGAAAGCCAGTTACCCATAACCTTAGTAGGGTAAGCAAGAACCGCTAATGTACGTACAAAATTTGATCCTAACTGAACATAGGTAGGGTGCTCCTTCATAATTGAAGGAGCGATAGCATTCTTTAAACCTGCTAAATCTTGTTCTAGAAATTGACTATAGTTTTCGTTTTGTTTTCTTTTAAAGATATTGATTGTTTTTCGCATTTTTCTTTTCCTCCTAATGTTGTAATATTTGATACTTCATCCATTAAAATAGGGATTCTTAAAGCCCCTTCATAATCAAATAGAATCTGGAACAACTGGTTAATTTCCGTTTTTGTTACTCTTACACAAGGAACATCTAATGACTTCATCCCTTTTAACACAATCGCTTCACGATCTTTTAGCTTTTCAAGAGCTTTGTTAAAACCCTTTTCATCTAATGTTTGAATCTTGCTATCAAAAATGATGTATCGTTTTCTCTGCATGATGGATCTGGTACTTTCTTTTTCCTTCACATATTCAATAGTGGATTCTAATAATTCTCTTCTATAAGGGTTTGTAATCTGTTCTAAGATCCTTACTTGTTCTTCACGGTATTTGTGTAAATTCAATGGTTGAGATATAACTTCAATTTGAGAAGGGAATGTCATAGATTTAAGCATTAGCTCAAACTTATGAAAGACGGTTCTTTGTTCATACTCATTCATTAGTTCAAGATTTAAAGAACCAGCTTTCATAATTTGAACAATTCGATCATCTTTAGTGATGATTTTTCCATCAATGATGGCTTTTATGGGGATCATATCCTGAACAGATTTCTTTTCTTTTTCAGCTTTGTTAAACAACTTCATTTTTTATAACCTTCTTTCTTGTAGGTATATAAACGCTGTCTTCTAAAAAACTTGATTTTCCATGTGATATGTTTAAAAGCATGGATGTTTTCTCTGGTGGGCCTTAAATGGATTAAAGAAAAGGCTAATCCAAGAACCATGATTAAGATTGTCACTTTAAACTTAAGATCCATAGGGATTAATAAGATAATTCCATCTAAGATAAAGGGAGGGATAAAAAATAAAAACTCTTTAACTCCCCATCCCGGCATTAACTCAAAATCAGCTTTAAAATTCTTAGGTATATAAAACTCTTTTAATTCATCTCGCTTATCCACTGTTTCAACTCCTGTCTTATATAAAAGCCACCCGATAGTTCGAGTGGCTATATTTTTTTCTTAATGGAAGTAGCTGTAGTAAAGTGTTACAAGGGTATTAGCCGTGATACCGACAGCACCCATAATTAAACCACTTGTAATTTTCTCTTTGATTTCCGCTTTCTTGTGATGATCTCCATTCAGACCGCTAATTGCGTGCCAAGCTACCCATAAGATTGTTAATGATGGAATAACGATATATAAAGCACCTGTGAAATCTGTGATAGCCTTATTGAAATCTTTTACGATCTGCCATGTAGCCGCATCCGTGAATGTTGGATAAGTTAAGATTGTTGCACCTGTACCTAATACGAGAGTCTTTTTAATGCTATTTCTTGTATTCTTAAGAGCTTTCACCGCATAATTAATTTTTTCAGATACCTTATTTTTCATAGTTTCAACTTTTAACATGTTTAATCTCTCCTTATTTATATGATATTAGACTAAATTACTTTGTATCGTAGCCTGTAACTTTGTAATGATATAGAGCCGCTAAATCTTTAAATGATTTATTAGAAACTGTTATTTTTACTGGTGTACCAATCTTCACTTGATCATAAAGCTTTTCAACAGACTTGTTATACATTCTTACGCAACCTGCGCTCACATAGCCACCAATAGAATTTGGGTTACTATTACCGTGGATAGCATATACATTTCCACTTGTTCCATTAGCATTAATTCCTATCCAACGAGTTCCTAATGGATTTCGTGGATCTCCACCAGGGATATTCTTTTTATAGTAAGGTCTATTTTTAATCTTTTGAACCACTTTCCAATTCCCTACTGGTGTAGTATGGTTCCAATCCTTCCCTGTACCAACTGATTCAATCATTTTAAATTTTCCATCATGTAAGAAAACTAATTTATTGTATTTCTTGTTAATGATGATCATATCGCCTTTTTGTGTAGCAGGTTTTACTGCTGCGCTTGCTTGTGTACCTCCAAAACTAAGACCGATTAAAGACGTTGCTACGACACCTGCTAGAGCTAATTTTTTAAGTTCCATTTTCTATTCCTCCGAATTTTTGTATATTAGACTAAGTAAGTTTATAAAAATATTAAAGCTAGAATACCTATTGCCATTACTCCTATAAGAAGCTTTGCTGTTGAAATCAACATTCTGTCTTCATAATTCATAATGAAAATTGCTAATGCTATTAATACAACACCTATTAGAAATTTTTCACCACCGCTTAAAATATCTAACAATCTTTATCACACCCTTTCATTATTGAAACATCTTCCATATGATGAATGGAATTAAACATAATAGAATCGCTGTACCAAATCCTATGATTAACAAATTTGTGATCTCACCAATTTTTAATGATCTTCTTATATCCTTTTCTTGCTTAGAATTTAAAACTCCAATTTCATATTTACCTGTTACATCAATTTCTTCTATACAAGCTATTGCTTTAGTTTGATATTCATTAGATACTTCAAAAAAATATGAATCTTCAACATGGCACAAATATCTAGGATTTCTAAAACCCGCTTGTATTAATGCTTTTCTTTCTTTTGAACGTTTATCTGTATTCATTATAACCACCCTACTACATATCGTAGAAAGAAAAATAAGATAATAAGGAAACTTCCTATCCATACTGCTTCTGATCTAAATGTATCACGATCTTTTGAAGATCCTTTCTTATATTCCTCATATCTTTCATCAGATAGAACACTAATTTCATAACGTTCTGAGTTACCTAATTTTTTTAATGCCACAAGTTTCTTCTCACCTTGATCATCTAACACTTCAAAATATTTGAACTCTCCAAGTGTTTCGATGTATTCAGGTTTCTTGAAACCCGATTGAATTAAAACGATGTCTGCATTAGTTTTATACATTTACTATCTCCCCTTCTTTTTCCTAATAAGCACCACTTCCTTTAATCATTTTGTATATTAGACTAAATAAAGCGATACTTAGATCAATAAATTTAGCGATAAAACAAGCTAGCATAAGACATGCACCGAAGAAAATCATTAGACTTATTAAACCTCCTTCTGATCCTCATGTATTAGCTTTTTGTATATTAGACTAAATAACTTTTTAAATAACTCACAAACTAATAAAATAATTCCTAATACGATGATAACGAATAAGAAGAAACCTGCTAGAATTAGCATTCCTTTTAATGCATCATACAAAATATCAAAAGGTGCTATTTTGTTACCATCAATAATTATCTTAATCATTGAATCATAGCCCCTTTCCGACTTTGTGGGCTATATACATCATAAGTGCGAATGCCGATATTACTGCTATACATAATACTGCTTTTAAGATCATATTTGTTCAACCTCCATTTCATCTAAGAAGAAGATTAAGGCTTCAGTAACTATATCCTGCTTATCTTCATCGTTCCTTCTAGCTTTATAAAGGTTAAGGCGAATGTTAAGACGTTCAGGAATCATGACACTTAGCTTGAACTTTTTTTCTTCTTTTGCTGGGTTTGAATCGTTTGATGTTGCCACTTTATTAACCTCCTTTCCTCATAACCTCTTTACCTCTTAAGTTAATTATAGTATAATAGACTAAGTAAGGCAATAGTTTTTTAAAAGTTTTTCCAAAATTTTTTAGGAGGTTGTTTAAATGACAGAAGAACAATATCAAGGCTATGAATTATCAGATTTAGAGGTAAAGAGATTTCCAAACGGTCAACATTATATAGGAAGAGACATCAAAATGGGTAAACACTGGCAACCCTATTCTGTTAACTCACAAGCCTTTACCCAAAGGAATCAAGCTATTAGACATTATTCCTTTATGAAAACTGATCAAATCAGTAAAAGAGTAAGCAATGATCTTGGTACAAATAACTATAATGGGCTTCCAGAACGAAAACCTATCTATTTTAACTTGCAGCATGGTCCTGAAAAACCTGTTCCTTCCTATACAATAGATAAAGAACGTTCACGAGGATCTGATTTCAAAGAATTCTATGAACGTGAATATGAACGTGGGGCTATGATTCCAGAAATAAAGAAAGATGATCTATATGTAGTTAGGCAATCCCCTAACATAGATTTAAAACCGATCTACACCGTGGAACAACTGAGAGAAGAACTTGAAAAAGATCTTAAACACAACCAAATACAAGATTATATAGGATGGGAAGATTATTCAGATAAAGAAATTGATGATTTTAATCTAAAATATAATTCACAATTTGAACGACTTAAACATGCGGATCTACCTGAACTTAAAGAATATATGAAAGAAAATCATATTGTTCTTAGCAATGTACACCCTAATGAAATTACTGGCCATGATTTAGAAATAGAAAATAACCCATTGTTACGAGATATAGAGAAGCTTGAACTCCCTACCGAACGTGAAGCGATTGATAAACAATCTTACACCCTAGATGATCTATATGAATCTACACATGAACATGAACGTGCAGGTGAACCTGAACCTGAACATTCATATGAAAATTATGGTGAACCTGAACCTGAACATGAATATGGGTTTAATGATATTGAATATGATCCAGAACGTGACTATGAACTTAAATATGGTGAACCCCCAGAACAATCATATGAAGATCTTCAAAAGGAATCTAAACAAATGGTTCTAAACAATGCGGATCCGCAACACGAAATAGATCAACCTGAACATATAGATCCTGCCCCCTGGGAAGATCCTGATATGTCTAAAGAAGATCTTTTAAATAAATCAATAAATATTAGTGAACTTGATCCAGATATACAAGATGAACTAAATCAAATGGATGATTACATTGAAATGTGTGAGCTATCAGTACAAGAATATTCAATTGAAAGATAAACCCATTTAGTCTAATACCCTACAAAGTGAACTTAAGTTAAACTACTACATTTAGTCTGTTACACTCTAATTGAACTAAAGTTCAACTCATTATAGTCTGATACACTACAAGTAGACCTTAAGTTAAACTAAATTTTAATAGTTAAATATATTGTCGTGATTTTACGAATAGATATATAGCATGAATACAGATAAGACCACCTTATACAATCTAAATATAATGGGTGGTCTTTGCTGTTGATATGACACGTATTTATACACCTAGAGAAAACTTTTCTTCTTTATTTCCCAAAAAAAAAGGAGCGTCTATCGCTCCAACTTCACAACTTGAATACTGGGTCTTCTCCCATAAATGCGTTATATAAACACAGCTCATAATAGAAGCCTTCTTTTGGGTATAACCCTTTGGTTTTCTTCTTAATATCTTCATATAGATAAACAGGAATATTTGTGAAGAAATCCTCTTTCCCTCCTGAACGATATTCTGGAATATCTTCATAAGGACCATTTAATAATGAATAAGCCACTAATCCACTTAAAGCAATATAGTTTTTTTCACTGAATTCAACTATCTTTTTTTTTAGCTCTGTATTAATTTCAATCTTAACTTGTGTAGTATCTGTTTTAATTACAGGTTCATCTTTTGCTAATTCTTCTTCTATCCTATCTAACTCTTCTGGTGGTACTTGATCCTTAATATGTTGTTCATGACGTTTTTCAAAGTAATCAGAAACCAACAAACCAACCCAGATATTCTTATTCATATCTAATGTAACATTCATATCATTAATTCTGTCAGCGACTTCTCTTTTGATTGTAAGAGCAAAGTTTTTAGGTGCTAGATCATACTTAGCTTCTAAATTTAATAATTCGTGCATATCAGGTTTTTCTTTCAGGATCTTAGAAAGAGAATGTAAAATAACTCCGGCTTGTGAAAGATTCAAGATCATTGACAACCTTTGAATTTCCTTAGAAGCATTTCCAGTCAATCTAATTGACAACTTGGTTACATTTCCTCTATTTAATTTACCCATCTCAAGAAAACCCCCTTTCATATTCATTCTTTTCTTGTTCTTAATCACTTATACCTTTTTTAGATTATATTATGTAGAGTTTGGCACAGATCCCGCACAAAAAGAGCACGCTTCACCCTTTTTCACTTATCCTGCCATCTTTCTTACAAATTCCCCTAACCGCTTCAATACGCCCTTACAGCTCGTAATACCGAAGTAGCCTTAATGGGGTAGATACTGATCATTTACCGAAGTAATTTCTCTTTAGATAATATGTAGCAACTTAGGTCAAAATACAAAATCGCCAAGTGCTTCCAGACTCCGCTTCGCTCCTTCTGGTGTGTTTCGGTTTTACACTTGATACTCTTTCTGGACGAAAGAAATCATAGCTCCATGACCTCCACACAAGGGCGTACGAGATCCCGAAAAGTGAGAAAGGGGCTACGGCTCAAATTGTGAATTTTCACCTAAAACCGTGGTTGATTCGCTACGCTTCATCCTACCACTACGCCCTTTCTCCCCTTTGAGCAGAGAGAAAAACCAGCACACTGGTTTTAAAAAGCCTTGCTACGCAAGGTCTGTGTTGTGTACCACAAATATTACTTGACGGCACACTTTTAGTCTTATATACTATAACTAAGCCATTCATTTGTGTACCATAAGAGATTTCATAATCTAATATACCGTAATTAAGGATTTTGCACAATCTACTATATATGGCTTAAAAAACTAAGGAGAACTTAATGATGAAAAATGAAACTACAGAAACAAAAAGCTTAGAATGTAAAAGTTGTGGTAGTGATTTTTTAGCATTAACTGATACGAAAGAATTCAAATTAAAAATCTGTTATCGGTGTTTTATGAATGGATTAGCAGATTCATATTTAGAAGAAAATAAGGAGGATTAAATATGGCAGTTAAGACAAGAAAACATTTCTACATCGATGCAAAAGTTTTAGATGAATTTATTGAAGCTTCTGAACGACAAGGATATAAAAATCCATCTGTTTGTGTAGAAGATCTGATCAAATCATTTTTAACAAAAGAAGATCAAGCACTACATGATGAATTACATGCTCCAATCATGGAAGGAATTATGAATAGGAAATTAGATAAATTTTTTAATCAAGTTAAAGGGATGATCTACAATCAATCTGTAGATGTTAAATTAATTCCATTCCTTATGCTTTCTCTTCATAAGCATTCTTTAGAAGCAACAGAAGAAATGTTAGATGGAACTTTTGTTTCTGAAATCTTAGATCCTAACCGTGAATCAGTTGCCGATGATTGGACAGCAGCAGTAAACGGAATTCAACTTTTACAGAATGCAACAGGTATTGCTGTTAAACAGATACAGAAGAAAAAACAAGCTGATATGAAAAACAATCAGATGCAAGAAGCTCAATAATTTATTTTCTTTTACAGTCATTTAGTTTGATATACTACAATAAGATTAAATAAGAGGGTAAAAGGAAAAGAGGTTAAGAGTTATGGGTGAATTCGTTTCGATGGGTTTTAAAAAGAATCTAGGGAAAGCGAAAAATCACATCAAATATATTGCTTTTCGTCAAAGATCTGATGGTAAACATTATGGACTTTTTAACGATAGAAGCAACAATGTTGATGTCTATAAATTTAATAAATCTCTAGAAGACAAAAAAATTTCCCATTCAAGCAGTGCTAAGATCCACACATTAATTTTTAGTATGTCTGGTGATGAATTCAAGAAATCGGGCTTTCAAGAAGAAGACTATAAAACGATGGTTCGTAACATCATGGAAGATTGGCAATTGAAAGAAGGAAAACGTGTTGAATGGGTTGGTGCTATTCATAATGAAGATGGACACCCTCACGTTCATGTAGCCATTAAATCGACTTATAAAGACCGTGATGGAATAGAACGTAAATTGAACCTTAGTGTTGGTAGAGAAGAACGTGAATGGTTTAGAAAGCAATTTAGAGAAGAAAAAGATCAAATACGTGGGCCTGAATGGAATGACCGATATAGAAGAGGACGAAATAAAGGTCAATCTTTAGATATTACAAAACAATTCGTCAAAAACTTGAAGTTCCAGATAAAGATGCGCCAATTAGAAGCTGAATATGAGAAAGATATGGAACAATTAAGGGCTCATAGAAGATCACAAAGGAGGTCTAGATAAATATGAACTTTATAGATAATTTCAGAAACCTTATATGGTATATTCCATCAAAATTATGGGGAATGACAGAACACGCTTTTTTAAATAATGAAGCTTTACAAGCAATACTATACGCTTCAATCACTGTATTCTCTGCAATTCTTGCTTTTGTAATAACTATTGGAGTGTGGTTATACTTCGTTCATTTCGTTCTAAAGGTATGTATTTTCCTTGTGAATTGTGGAATCAAGCTTTTAGATAAGGCGGAAAAAAAAAGAAAGGTGATTGAATAATGGGGATCAAAAAAGAACTTAAGCCAGCAATAGCAAAAGGGATCTTCATGGGTGGATTATCTGAATTCGTTTTTGGTACTGCTCTTAGTTTGAAACAACCTTTAACAGATCTAAAAGATGTAACAAGATCTATGAATAGTGGTACAAATACCTCTCATGTGAGTGTAGGTGATGTTTTTCATCCATTATTAGAACATCCATTTCAAACGATACTAGGCAATATAAATATGGATATGCAACCCTTATGTTTCCTGGTCGGTGTTGGTTTCTTCTCATGGCATATCTTAAAGAATATGAAAAAGAAACAAGCAGAAGATGCTCATGAATACAATTCACACGGTAACACAAGATGGGCTACAAAATCAGATATATTTGATAAACGAGATATAACCGATGATCTAGAATCTGGCGCTATCATCTTAGCCCGATACAATAAGAAAAAACTTATCCTTTTAAATGAAGAAACAAAAAAGAATAAGAATATAGCCGTTTTCGGTGGTGCAGGTACAGGTAAAACACAAGGATTAATTAAACCGAATATCGTTAATATAACTGATAGATCAATAGTGGTGACTGATCCGAAAGGCGAATTGCTAGAATCTTGCGCTGAGATTAAGAGATTACAAGGTTTTGAAGTCATAGTAGCTAATTTTAGTGAACTTGAATATTCTATACGCTATGAATGTCTAAGCTACATTAGAAAACCTAGTGATGCTAATAAAATAGTTGAAACGATTGTTTCTAATGCTACAGCAGGCAATAAAGAACAATCTGACTTCTGGGGAAAGGCTGAGAAATCACTCTTATCTGCTCTTATCCTGTATGTGAAATATGTATTGAAGCCAGAACAGCAACATATGGGAAGTGTATATGAATTACTTACTTCTTCATTTGAACACATTCATTTCCTATATCTAAGCTTACCAGATACCCATATAGCGAAAAGAGCCTACTATCAAGCTATTAGTAAATTGAGAGGAAAAACAGCAGCAGACGTTTTTACAACCGCTTCGGTAACAATGGATTTATGGAAATATCCAGAAGTATGTGATTTCACCTATACAAATGATTTTAACTTTCATGACCTAGCACATAAAAAAGTAATTCTATTCGTTATCATGCCAATTGCAGAAGCACGATTTAGACCTTTAATCAGTACCTTCTTTGATCAAATGTTTGGTGAACTTTATCATGTAGCTGATCACAATAATAATAAACTTCCTGTTAAGGTTAAATTTTTGATTGATGAATTTTGTAACATTGGTCGCTTACCTCAATTTACAGAACGTTTAAGTACAATGAGATCTTATGGTATGAGTGTAATGCTTGTTATTCAATCTTTAGGACAATTAAGGCATAGATGGGGTCAAGATCTTGCAGAAGAAATTATAGATAACTGTGATACTCGTATCTATCTAGGAGCTAACAACACTGAATCGGCTGAATACTTCGCTAAAATGATAGGACGAACAACGATTCAAATTGATAGTGAATCAAATTCTTCTGGTAAGAATGGATCTTCTGAAAGTTCATCATTAAGCTTTACAGGTAAACAGCTCATGATGGCTGAGGATCTTCAAAGACTAGATGATGATACATTAATAGTCTTAATGAGAACTAAAATGCCTATGTTAGTTAGAAAAGCATGGTTACATGAAATTGATGAATTGAATTCTCTACTAGGTGAACCAATAAGCCGTTTTAAATTCCCTTTTCCAGAACGTACAGAATATGATGTATTCCAACCTAGAGAATTAATTAAGAAACTATTTGAAGCGAATGGGAATAAACCTTTAGATCTTGCTGATTTCGGTGATAACAGTGAAATGATTATTAACTCTGCTGATCCTGAATATCAATTGAAGAAAGCAAAAGAAGAACGTGCTCAAAAAGAAAATAAGAAGAGGGAGAAAAAATCTGTTGAAACTGAATTTGTTGAAGCTCTTAATGAAGGTGCTGAAAAAGAAGCTAAGAAACGAGAAAAGAAACCTAAACAAGAAGATTCAACAATTCAATTGAACATTCTAGATCCTGCCCTACTTCCAGAAGAACAACCAATTAATAATTTTGATGATGCTGATTATCCAACTCTTCCACCTGATGCTTTCCTAATGGAAGAACCACCATTATCAGAACATGAGCAAGCAGAAATGAAACAAGAATCTAAACCACGTTCTAAACGGAAAAAGAAAACTGTTCCTGCTGATGAATATGGTGATCTAGATAAGGTTTAACTTAGTCTCATATCCAAAACTTAAGAACTATTTTATATAAATTTAGTCTGATACACGTATATTGACCCAAACTTTAGGTTATAATAAGGAGGAACACAACAAATGAACCCATTTAAAAGCCCTATAGAGTGGCTTACAGACCTTTTGAAACAACTGATTGATGCTATGGCTGATGCCGCTTGGCATTGGTTAGAAATATACCTTTTAAAACCTACATCTTTTGAAAAAGGATATGTAGGTACAATGTCTGAATGGATGATTCCATTAGCCATTACTTTATGTAGTCTGTTTTTAAGTTACAACGTTATTAGATACTATTTTAATGGTTTTAGTGGTAACGTTAGCCGTTCAGCTTCTGAAATCGTTGTTAAATCATTTTTAGGTGTATTCCTAGCATGTGGCGCTCCAATCATCATGACACAAGGTTTATTAAAACTTAATAACGTTTATTGTAAAGCTCTTTTAAAGCAAGGTCTCGACACTGATAGATTTTCTAATTTTATTTTAAATCCAGTGACATCAAATATAGCTCTTACTTTTGCATCATTCGTTATCGTAATTCTTTATTTGATCCTAGCGATTCAATACGTTATTCGACAAGCTGAATTAGCTATCTTATTTATAGGAGCACCGATTGCTGGAATTACTATTGTAAATGAAGAAATGAATATCTGGCCTATCTGGTGGCGTGAAGTAATTTCTACAATCTTCACACAAGCTTTTCAATTAACTGTTTTATCTCTCATATTAAATCAAATTGGTAATGGTAAAGATCTAAATGAATTGATCATGGCTTGTGGTTTAATCATCGTTTTAATTGTTGGTCCTAAATACCTTAGAACTTTCATCTATTCATCTGGAGCTGGTAAAACAGTTGTAGGAGCCGCTAACGGCGCAGGAAAGATTGCGGTTATGAAATATGCCGCTTCACGAATTACAAAAATACCTATGGCGAAATAATAGGAGGATAATTCATGAATAAGATTAAAAAGACAATCATAGCTTTATCATTAGCAACAGGCATAGGCGGGGCTTCATACTTCGCCTTTGCTGAAGCTCAAACAAATAATGATCCAAGTAGTTCTATTACCGCTTTTTACGATAATGCTAAAAAGGGTGAACTTGATCAAGCGAAAGAATATGTAGCAGCAGAGGTTGTTCAATATTATAAAAACGGTACATGGCTTGCAGGAACGATTTCAGAAGGCATAAAGAGAGAAGCCGGTTATTATAAAAAGGTTGATCCTCTAGAAGATACCGTGAAGATTAACGGACAAACAGCGACTATAGATGTAAAGGTTACTAATGAAGATGGAAGCATTGAAATAAAACCTTATGACCTAGTGAAAGAAGAAGGGAAATGGAAGTTAACCTTTCAATAAGGAGGTGATATAAATGTTATTCGATATGATCATGATGATGATCTTCACACAAGATGCAAAAAATAAACAAGCGATAAAAGAACACCAGAAACGGCAACCAAAATAATCATGGTTGCTTCTTTTTTTTGCACGAAAAAACCACCCTACAGAAGTAAGGTGGTTCTCCGATAAGTTTTATCTTACAAAACTAATGTAGAAACTTTATTTTTGGAAATTATACCATTTCACGAAAAAAAGAGCAACCCTAAAGTTACTCTTTCTCTCAGCAAAAACGTACACGAAATGTGTATGTGTGAAATCCATATAAGTATATCACTTTTTAAATACAAAAGAAAAGACCTTCTATCCAGTGCCCCTAAATAGAAGGTCTAATGAGATTCTACCCCTCGGAGGGTATAAAAATAGTCTTTACTAACATTTATATTCTATACATAGAAAAACCCTCTATCCTAAAGATAAAGGGTCTGATAGAAACATACTATAGACAAAGGTGGGTAAACTTAGATAACTGTACATCTAATTAATACCCACCTTCTTTACATTTAAACAAAAAAAGAGCCCTTTCTCCCACCACAGAAAATAGGCTCTTATCAAAGAGAATAATGCTAAAAAGAGAGATAGACGACTTATCCACTTTGATTTTTGAGATTAAGATTTCTTAAATGTTTGAGCACTCTCCCCACCATATCGATATTTATTATTATATCGACTAGATAATTATACCATATATATCCTTTGAAAAGAATGAAAAAAGCTCTCCAACTATAGGGAAGTTAGAGAGCGAAAAACATAATACAATGTACACTAATTATACCACAACTTTCTTTATTTTCATGATGGTCTTATTCTTAGGATCTTCACACTTTTCACGAACTTTAATGATCAATTCATCAGTAATCTTTGCAGGGATATAACCCATTCTATCTAAGATAAGATTTTCTAATTGACGAACCTTTTTAGTAACTCTTTCATATTCATTCCCAGCTGTAACCGTGTGTTCTTTGAATTCTGCAGACTGGGTAGCCGCTTTCTTAATGACACTCATATTACCGAAATAACTCTGTCTTTCTTTTCTCGCTATTTTCAAAGATTCTAACAGATTAACAAGGTGAAGCTCCTTTAGTTCTGGAAGATCCATACTCATAAACTCATAATCCATCACACGAATATTATAACGGCTCTTTCTCTTTCCATCTTCTGAACAATGAACATAATCATTGCAGAATTCACAATAAGACAGATCATCCTTCATAATAGGCACATTAACAATACTTCCACAATAAGGACAAGTTGGTGTAGTCATTCTAAACCCCTCCTATATTTTAAAAAAAGAGAGCATTAATGCTCTCCTTCTCTTATAAACTCCAAGAATTTACTTCTTCTTCACAAACATCTTCACGAGTCACATTAGCATCTGCATATGCTTCTATCATTGATTCAATAGCTTTTGGTGTATAATTAGCATCTAATAATTTTCTTTCATAAAAACCGGCATTAGGATTACCATATTCTTTTTTCTCACAATGGATACAAGTATCTAGATCATAATCAACCATGTTCACATCTTTTTCATGATATTTCTTACAACAATGCTGACAAGTTACTATTTCATCTGAACCTTCAAATTCTTCATTATCAAATACGATAATTGCATCATCATAAAGTTCTTCATGAATTGTGCCATATAAAGCATAATCAATAAGAACTTGTTTTACTCTGTCACGATCAATAGTAATAATCTGTTGAGGGTGTTCTTCATCCTCGATACATTCAACATTAGAACATTGAGAAAGTTCTTCTCTTAACTGTTGCAACCATTCAGCCTTTTCACGTAATTCATCAAAATCATTAATAGAAATATTTACTGTACCGTTAATATTCATAAGTCCATCTCCTTCTCTTCATCGATCCATCTATCTTCTGTTAAACAACCACACTTAGGACACTTATGCTTTACTTCTATTTCAGTTGTCATTTCCTCAACATTACAGGGCTCACATAAATGAACTAGAAACATTATGCTGTTACCTTCTCTGGAAGAGTCGCTTCATATCTGTACATATAAGCTGATTCACCTTCATAGATCCAATAAGTATCTAATGAATCTCTTTCAACCCGAATTCTTACAAGAGCATCAGTTACAAGACATTTACCGATGAAAAAGAAAGCTTTTTTCGTTCTTCTTAAATATCTAACGTTATAAAAATTAAGCATCCCTATATGATCTTCCATCTTGATAATTGACTTTTCACTCATTGTTTTTCCCTCCATATTTACATGCATGTTCACCTGCATGTGTATATTCATATTCATCTATACGTTCACATTTATATTCATATATAGAAGGGCTTTTCAGCCCCTCTCTTACAATGTTCTAGGCATTCTTCTCATAGTGAAGATGTTTTTATGAAACACATTCTTTTCAACCTTTTTAGGATCAAACCCTGCTTCTTTCAAGATCTGTGCTGATCCTCGTGGGCCTTCTCCACCATATCCTGCATTAACGCCATACAAGCAAACTTTTATATCTTTTGTAGTATATAAGACTAAGTAAAGGTCTTTTGTATAATTAACTCTTTCTTTCATTTCAGCCTTGATCACTTCGCCAACGTGATCTTTTACTTGATCCCAGAACCAAAGAGAATATCTTGTAACACCTGTTAAACCGTGTACATCCTTATCTCTTAGATATGAACCTTCTTTAAACTCAATCGCCTTAATTTTTCTAGAACCTAACATAATATTGTCTTCCTCCTTTAATTTTTTAGAAGTTTACATCTTGTGAACTTCTATAGTAATATCTTACAATAAACTTCACACTAAGTAAAGTTAAAGTTAAAAAAATATGGTAAAAATTTTCTTATTGTGTAATTGATTATAATAGGGAGGTTTAGAACCTCCATATTAAGCAACATGTTTCCACATGATATATTCAACAATACAAGTAATTGTTCTGAAGCTTACACCATATTCTTTAGCCAAATGAGACTTTTTAACACCTTCACGGAATTTAGCACGAATTTCAAGAACTTGATCTACATCTAATTTTGGTCTGAAATCATCTTTACGTTTAGATCCATCTTTCTTAGTTGCTCTTTCATCTGCTGGGCGTTGAGCCTTTTGAATTTTTTCTTCTTCATTCATTTTAGCTTTCTTAGGAGCTTTCTTTTCTTTCTTCACTTCTACGATTTCTTCACCTAATTCAAACCAACGTTTAATAGTAGCTAGTGAAACTTCTTTCTCAACATTCTTTACAACATCTAAAGTGATTGCTTTATCTTCCATCATAGTTACAACAAATTCTTTTCCATTTCTTTTATTCACAGCGTTAAATTTTTTCATTTTCATTTCCTCCGATTAATTTGTATTTGGTAATTATTTCCTCTTCCTTATATTCTTATAGTACAGGCATTTTCTTAGCCGGTAAATAGTCTTTTTGATAATTTTTTAATTTTTTTTAGCATTAAAAAAGAGAGGTTATTCCACCCCTCCTTCACCTTAATTTAATTCATACTCTACCGTTTGTTCACCAGTAAGTTCATTATAATTATCGTTTCGATCTTCACTATAACCAAAGATGATTTTTAGCTTATTAATATCTCCATCTTTTAAAACATAGCCATCGGTATAATCTTTCTTCACCTTACCAATGAATTCATCATTAGAATCTGCATCATCATAGATGAAATCATGAGGTTGTGCATCAATCTGTTCACCTTTATCTGTAACGATATTTAGAATGTCGTACCAACCAATATTCTTATCACTTGTGTTCTCTGCTGTATATTGAATCTGAACATAGGTTAAGCCCTTTTTAGGATCTATTTTCCTGCCTAGATTAGTAGAAATATCATCTGCCATGTACTGCTGCATGTTTGTTAATTTGATCAATTTTATATTTTTAATAGTAACCTTAATCGGGTTAATATCCACCGTTTCATTCACTTTTTTGATCTTCAATAATTCTGCTGTCCCCTGGTCATCTTTAGCCACTTGACCAACTTCTTCAAGGACATAGTTACCGTTTTCATCTTTTCTCGGTTCATTCTTAGATTTCTGATTAGATGGTTTAGGATCTTCTTGTTTTTCTTCTGGCGCACTACTTTGTTCATTAGAACTGCAACCTGCTAAGATCCCACCAATTAATAAAACAGAAAATAAGACCTTTGAAACTTTCTTCATTTAATAGCCCCCATATGATTTAAAATTTACAAACATTATATAGAAAGGTTTGTATATATATTCTTTATCACCAATTTATAACTTCTAATCTGCAAATGTTAAATCTATGAATTCAAAAGGCAACAAAAAAAGAAGGGTTTCCCCTTCTCATTAACCTAACTCTCTAAGAAACTTTACTTCTACTAAATGATCAACATGTAAAAAGACATCTTCAAAAACTCCATGCGCTACATCAACTTCATCTGGGTAAAAATTTATAAACTTATCATCATCATCACCAGACCGTATATCTTTTAACTGATCATTAAATTCTCTTATCCCTTCATCATCTGTAAGTACATACTTTTGACCAGTGCTAGTTGTAATTTCTACTTTTACTACATCATCTGTTTTAGATAGCATAAACATATCAATACCACCGCCTTAAATTAAATTCATAGCTATACTATACACGTTGAGTAACAATTAAAACATACTTCTTGATTTATGTTGTATCATTTACATACATTGTAGAAAAATATCATATTTGTCTACACTTTGTGTAGATGGTATAACCATAAATATATTATTAATACTTTAGCATTTACATATCAACTTAAAGAGAAAATTAGAAACGGATATAGAAGTCGTGTAATTCATGGTTTGTATTACGATTGCTATTAACTACATTAATCATTGATTCAAGACGTTTGTTTTCCATAACGTCTAGCCCCAACATATAATCGATGAAAGCGATTTTTGATAAGGTAGAAATCATTAATGTTTCCAGATCCTTTTGATCCATTATTTCATTAACTAACTTATAAAGTTCATCTTTTCTATGTCTCATGGCTTTTTCTTCTATCACAACAGACCTATCAATTTTAAAAACGCTCATTTTATACAGCTCCTTCTATACAAACCTAATGTCTAATACTTCACTTAATGGTAACTCATTTTTAAATTCAAATACATCATCTATATAGAAGAGAATTTTTCTATGAGGATTTACTGAGTGGATTTTACATTTTTCTGTTATACATCGACCTCTTTTATAATAGGTAAGATATACATCTTTTTCACTTTGAAGGGCTTCACCTAAAACTTCATTAATATCATGAATTTGATCTTCTGATAAAATAGGTTTCTCCATCTTATCTAGATCATCTATAACCCTATTTAATCCCGCCCATTGTTCAGGGATTGATCTAAAAGGTTCCCACTTAACCATGCCCCTGTCACTAATCTTTCCTTCTTTAGCTTGCCTTAAAACATCTGGATTCAAAATTATTCCCTCCTTTAGAGAACATCTGTTCTTATTTTACCTTTAAAAGAATATAATATGCAAGTTTCTTCATTATAAAGGCAAAGAGAAAAAGCTCTGGTTTCCGATCCCAGAGCTTTCTTAGGAAGAATTTGACACGACCTTAAAAATCCGTACAACGTAACCCACGGCAACTAAACAAAAAAGTAGCAACAGATAAGATCAACTATGATCTGTGCCTTTATTATAACAAGATCTATTTGTTAAAAGTTGAAATGGGTCAATAACTACACTATCTTTGCACATTCACTTCATGCACGTTGTAACTTCTCTTCCTGTTCCTTATCAAATAACGTTTTTTTATAATCCCCTGCAATATAATAATTCCCAAATTCATCTTGGTGAGGAAATCCTTTTACCGCTGCTTCTCTTATATTCATTCTTTTACCGCAATCATGACAGGTACAATAAACTCTCCCTTTAGGTAAGAAATGCTTTCCTGTATGACTGCACTGAGTACATCGGTAGAATGTTTGGTATAATTTTTCTCCACCTTTTTCTTTAACACCTAGCTTTCCTTTGATCTGTGCTGTTTTAAACTCTGATTTTGGGTGATGTAATCCTGTTTGATCTGTTTTTAAAGCTTCATAACCTTCTTTATACTGAACTATCTTAGAATCTTCTTTTTCCGTTACCTCTAATTTCACTTCTGGTCTTTCAAAAAATAACTGATTCATAATTGAAGTTATAATAGATGCTTGATGATCCACATTGTTATTATCTAATTTTATCTCTAATTTTCTCTCTCCATAATGTGCATTCAATACCAACATAACAGTAAAACCCTCCTAAAAATTTTTCTATATGTAAACTTATTATCCAATTATATAACCTTATGTGAAGTTTTGGAATATTCAAGTTGAAAACTGTAATATATACCTATAGGAATACTAAAACTTTTTTAGTGCATACAAGACATTTTTTCCCTAAAAAAATATCCCTATATGACCAAATAAAGCAGGGAATTGACCCCTGCTATTATTTGGAGATATAAGGATACCTCCTTACACAACCTATTCATTACATGAATTCAAAGAAAATCGGAGGAAAAAACCATCATGACAACTGTGAGTCTAGGCTCCAAACTGCCTATGGTTTTTAACTTCCCATTTGATCAAAAGAAAAAACTGAATTCACATGCGGAGAATATGCGCTAAATGTGCACACTTTCCTTAAAGCTATTTTTTTTCTATAACCTCTAGGTTAAAATAATTAAGACAATTCTTCTTTGACACATTTGGAATCTTCCTGTAAGGAAAACCTTTTTATCGCTGGCATTAAAAAAGGGAAGCACTCATTCATTTGAGCGCTTCCCTTTTTGCCGTTTACATTCTATTCTTATATTCTTCTGGTAAAGGTTCTTCCCTTCTTAATACACGGTCAGAATCCCCTACACCTTCAACAGATGGATCTATTACAATACCTAAATAAGATAGATAAGCTAACACTAAATTGAGGATTGCCAGAAGCCATTTCATCCAATCATCAACATGTTTAAGATCAACATGCATAGCTCCTAACCCTGATAGACCAACAATGATAGCTTGAATTAAGATTAGGGTTTGTGAGATAAAACCACTAACCCATACTGAATTTCTAAAACGTACTTTCCAGTTAATTTTTTTAATGTCCACTATACCCCTCCTATTTATACCACCATTTGTTTTCATCTAAGAACTTCATAACTTTAACTAGGTCAAGACCTGCTACCGTAATTTCTGCCGATGGATTACCTACGGCATATACATGAAGCTCATTGTCAATGCCCTCATTTTTTAAGAAAATCCGAAACTCATTTTCCATCTTTTGATTTAATCCACCTGTCCGGATTGTTCTAGGTAACGTATCAACATCTTTTGCCTGTACAAATCCATCAGGCACGGCAAACCCCTTCACGCCTGTTGTATAACCATAAACAGAAAAAACGGTGTCCTTCTTAAGAATTCTTTGGTTCACCGCTAAATTAGAATATTTGTATACACCAATATCTTTTTTTGCTCTTACTTGAAACGAATATTTATCGCCTAAAGATGTTACTTTGGGGAGATCCTCTTCTTTAGGTTTATTCAATTCATTAATTTTGTCAGCAACTATAGCTAATGTTTTAGATCCTGCTTTCCCATCAACGGTTAAACTGTTACGAGCCTGAAACGCTTTTACCGCTTGAACTGTTTCAACTCCATAACTTCCATCATCCTTATATTTAGGGAGCTTTTCACCTAACTTCATTAGGTTCTGTTGCAATTCTTTTACTGCAAGCCCACTATCACCTGCTTGTAATAAAGAAGGTGGGTTTGCATCCCCGACAAGGTTTATACCTGAATCAATTGATTTAAAGAAAGTAAGATCCATTTCATTAATATCAACGTTTCCTTTTATGCCGTTAACTTTTCCTGAATCCGTGAATTGAAACATGGCCCAACTTCTCCAAATCGTAGAAGAACCAGGCGTAGTAAATCCCTGTACACGTTTAGAACCTCCTGCATAACGTGCCACCCATAACGGATACTTTGCCATAGTGTTAGTGAAATTCCCCATAAAAGAATAACCTGTGTAAAGAATAGGCGTAATGCCTGTTTTCTGTTGCAGGGTTTCCATCCATTTCAAAGCAAATGCTGATACTTTCGCCTTTGATAACCCTTTGTTTTCCTCTAAATCTAAACAATGGGGTAGATCCGCTTTCATATCTCCTAACTTTTGAAGAAAATAATTAACTTCGGCTACTGGATCATTTGTTACGTGTGCATAATGATAAAAACCTACACGCAACCCTGCATTTTTGGCTGCTATATAATTGTTGTAAGTTGTATTATCTACATAGCTCTTACCTTCCGTTAACTTTAAATAGACGAATTTATAGCCATCTTTAGCAACTTTTCTCCAATCAACTTTTCCATTATGATGCGAAACATCTATACCTAATACGTTTTGTTTGTTACGACTTTGCATAAGTTCACCTTCCCCTAATAGGTTCTATATATGGCATAGCCTTTTTCAACTAATTCATCATTGATATTTACACCTTCATAGAAGACTGTAGCAAGCCATCTGCCGTATTTATCCTTGCCTGATAACTTCACCTTTACTTTCTTACCTTCTATTCGTTCTTGAAGATAAGCCATTGAAGCTAACCCTAAAGGCTTTGTTTCTCCTTTTTTCTCTGGTGCATCAATCCCTAGAAAACGAAAATGGACGCTGAAACTTACATCAACGTCCAGAATCTTTTTATGATAATTTCCTACAACTGTGTCACCATCAATAACTCTTTCAACGAAAATCCGCATAAAAAAAACCTCCTCATTTATGAGCAGATTTATCTTTTATTCATTTGAAGAAATAGATTCTTCTGTTCTAGCTTGCTCTCGTTCAGCTAATACACGTTTTACTTCCTCACGTAAAGTGGATGGTACTTGATCAATAATACGAGCACCTTTTTCAACTAGATATACATAGATCATAACCATTACTTAACACTCCCTTCACCAAGAAGAAGTTCGTAAATATCGGCTATAGCCTGCATTTGATTCACTGTTTCTTCCTTCAATTGATTCACATCATCTTCTAATTCCTCACCTTGCTTTTGCTTGGTAAGAGAATGTTTTTTATCCTTTTCCTTAAGAACTTCTGGGATCTTATCACCAATTGAAACATCTGTATCTGAATCATCGACAACAATATAATTTCCTCTCATGCCATAGATCTTACTATTATCAAATTCGATGTTTTCTCCATCAATCACAATATTGTTACTTAAGAAAATATCTAACACTTGATTCTGACTGTTAAAAATAATTAATTTCATTTTAATTCCCTCCTAATTTTTATGATCCTGCTACAATTTCAAGCGTTGCTGATGCACTGAATAACATATAAGGGGATCTATTAGAATTAAATAAACCTACTCCATTTCTAGCTCCACTTTGAAGATCCGAGCCAAAATTGTTCGGAAGTGTAACCCATTTACCCGAATCACCCCATGCAAAAGACGTACTAGGTGTATAACTAGCCGCTAATAAAGGCATACCAGAAGGTGGTGAATCGTAGCTATGCATCCAGATTGTTGGCTTCTGGGCTGAACTACTCCCACCTTTTGAAAGACGAGTAATATATAAACGAACCCTTTTAATTGTTTTTCCTGCCAATTTAGCACGAATATCAGCCGAATTAAAAAACCATAAACCCCTATGATTTCCTCCACCTGACCATTCACCCTGATAAACATAATTGTTATCAG